CGTTGCGGCGTGGCTCTCGACCTGCATTGGCTGCCGTCGAGTGAATCTGGCAGCGCCCGCGATGCACTTCTTTCGCGCCTCATCTGCTTCCGGAGACAGAGTGAGCCACTCCACGACCGCGCCCTTGGAGGAAGCGGATTTGTGCGCTAGTCCCTCCAGCGCGACGTCCGCACCCGGCAACAGCTTTACTGTGATGTTAGCCCTGCGCTCCTCTTCAGGGAGGGATTTCCTCCCTGAACCAGGACGCGCCCCACCATGTCCAGTGATGCTGCTCATGTGGCGCTTACTTTTACGAGAGGGTTGCCGCGTGTCAACACTCGATTTCATTTTACGCTTGAATTACGTATGGCTTGTTGATTACCGCAAGGAATACCTCACATGAAAAGAGCGACCAACAGCGCACACCAGATGATGTTGCGCAGGGTCCCCAGGTCTTTGACTCGTTGTCTCATCAGTCACCATTCTGACCAAGCAGCTCGAAGCCCTCGGCAATGCGCCTCCCTACGGGGGCGTTAAGCCGGTCGACGCAGTCCGGCACATGGTCTTCCTCTTGACAGCGTCGGCGCGGAGGCTTCACGGTGGATGAGCAGTGTATCGGGCGTCGGCGGTTGCAATTTGTTGCACTCATAATTTTGATGTGTTCGCCTGAAGGGCAGTTGTCACCTTTAGTCGGTCGTTAAACCACAGGCGTTCATTACCGCGAGGGCAGGCTTAACGAGCCGGGTTGGCACCACGAGTGTGCCGCCAATCCAGTGACCACTGATGGAGTTGGCCTTCAGCCAGCCTTCGGCGTGTTCATTGTTCGGCCGGAACAGCCACTGGTCGACCGACTGAGTGATAGTGACGTCTGCTTGTTTCGTTTGAGTTTGCATTCTGAAAAAAAACGCTGGCCTACGGGTGGAGTCGGCCAGCCTTTGGTTTACTGTTTTTCCGGTCCACCACCTGGGCCGACTGCGGTGTTTGCTTCGGCCGTTAAATCCTTCACGATGCCCATGCCTCTGATTTCGTTGTAAACTTTCTGCAGCTCGGCAAGCGTCAGCGTTGAAGTTGGCAGGGTCTGCGCGGTGGCCATGTTGATTTGGCCGGGCGGATACTGACTCCTCCAAATTGTCTCATCGAAGCCTGAGCCGATGCGCGACTCGAACCACTCGACCGCTTCGCCGCATTGTTTCGCGGTGAATCTGTCCTGCTCTTCGCGCACCTGCGTCGCGGTCTTCTGCAGCGCCTTGCATTGCCCGTTCAAAAGCTCCGCAGGAGGAGCCGGGTAGGAGAAGTCTTTAAAGTAACGGGCCTCCCAGCTTCGCTCCCGCTCGACCTTTTCGCGCCAGTAGACGCACTGGTTGAACCACAACGCTATGCCGACGCAGGTTGCCTTGCTGTGTCGCGATACGTCGTCCTGAATTGCCCTGACGGTTTCCCCGCTTGCAATCAAGTCGTCGACGATGATGTAGCGAGAACAGCCAACAGCGCCCTCAACTTGGTGCTCAGAGTGCGAACCATCGCCCCGTTTGCGCACCAGGATGAAGGGCTTCCCAAGCTTGATTGCGACAGCCGGTGCCACCATGGCACCAGACATGCCGCGAAACGCGATGGCGTCGAAGCGGTCCTTGTGTGGCTCCAGTTCTCCGGCCAGATAGTCAATGACAGCGGCCGGGTCTGCAAAAAATGTGGCTAGGTAAGCGGTGACGGCCATAACTCAGAGGGTGGCGAATTTGTTCATGTTGTTAGAGGTATTTATGTATTTCAAGATACGGCAAAATTTTTTTGAGGCAGCCGGTAGGCTGCGCGATTCAGAGAGCGATGCTTGTCGCTGCCCTGGTTGGCCCAGACAGTGCGGACGACTGCTTGCCCGGCCTCGGGACGGTTGAGCACAAACACGAGGTCCCGGCCGTCTTCCATGGGAAACCGGACAACAGCCTTGACCGCTCGCCCTTGCTCTACGAGCACTTCGACGACGTCACCGGCTTCGAACTCGACTTCGGGGAACAGCTCAAGCTTGCCGTAACGGTCGCTGCGAGCCTCCTGGGCAGCATGCTGAGAGTATTGGAGTCTCAGCACGCCGACCCAGGGAGCAGCAGCGCCAGCAGGAAGGCCCAGGGCGACGTTGTAGGTGCCGTCAAGGGACTGAGAGTTAGAGGTCCTGGTTTGCTGCTGTTCGTTCATTGCGGTAAAACTATGGCAGAAGAGTTGATATACGTCAATATCATTTTCAACTAATTTTCGATGAGGATGACTCCCTGGTTTCGGGGGTCTGCCATCTGCTCTGATACGGCTTGAACAACTGCTGCGCGGAGCGCGGCTGAGCCGACGTCCAAAGGAAGGCTGTCCATCCGCACCCAGACGTCGTGCTGGGCCATATCCTTACCCCAGAGCGCTGATTGCAGCTCCTGGTGGGTGTTTACAGAGGTCTTGACGCCCTCGCGGCTGACGATGAGGAACTGGCCGAAAAACGGTTTGGCCTCCTTGCGGCGGGTTGCCGCCCAGTTCGGCTTTTGAGCCTCGCCGATATTTACCACCCGACGCTCCCAGCGCAAAGAGCCCATACAGATGTCGTCCCCCTCCTGGATGATTTCACCCGGCTGCAGCAACCGGTAGCCCTCGCCAGGGTTGGCCTGGAGGCAACGCGGCGTTTCCTTGACGTCGCCCAGTGCTGTAGCGATTTGTTCTGGCGTGAGCCTCGGCAGCGTCTGGATTGCAGCCCGGTCGCAGCGGTTGTGGTTTCGTTTCACGCCACAGCGCGGAGCGCGGGCGATTGACTTTCTGATTTGTTTAGTTTTTTGCATAAAGGGTTTAACCGAGAGTTTTTAAACTGTGAGCGTTTAAACGCTGTGTGGCGCGCCAGCAGCTGCAGCCCTCGCGGCTGTCTGGGCGGCAGTATTCGGCATGTCGCTGTCGCCTCGGCCAGAGCTCTGCGACCAGCTTGCGCACCTGTTCCAGTTGTGCCTGGGTAGACTTGCTCATTGCCAGAGCGCCTCTCCGCAGTCGCCGCAATGTTCCTCGGTCGCGTTTTCGTCGGTGGAAAAAGTCGGGTGCACGGAGTTGCCCTCGGTGTCGACGGCTGCGTAGGGTAGGCCGTTTTCATCCGGCCGCTTGTCCATCCCCTCGGGATACTCCAGGGCGAACGGGTGCGTGCGGTGGCGCTCAAGCGTGCACTGGACACAATGCACGTCGGCCTCGAAGGTGTAGCCAATGACGCGAGGCATATCAGTGGCCCTCCAAAAAGTTGACCACGTTGGCGCGCCAGCAGTTGCAAGCCGGTGCAGATTTCCACGAAGGGTGGTTGTCCGGCAGATAGGAGTTGTGCCCCCGGAATTTTCGGAAGCTGCACTCTGGCGCGTGTTCGCTGTGCGCCAGCGCTTCGTGCAGGAGCAGCTTGGCCGAGTCTAGTTTTTTGCAAATTGCGTTCATGTTCTGATTTGTCTCCTCGTGTTGGTTGAAGGCGGCACCCGCTCCACCTAGGTTTGCAAACTCCCTCCAGGGTAGGAGGGGCGTTCCGTTTCCTTTCGGCCCCGATTACTCCTCGGCATTGTGGCCACTCCGACGAGTTTCACCACGGGCACGGCCTTCAACCAACACTCAAAGAACTAGGGAAGACATTACAGAAGCGCTCGAAATAGGTCAATATGTAAATCAAGATTGCAGACGAGTTAATACTGGAGATTAGGAGAGCCAGGTTTAGGACCTAGCCGCGTGAGTGGCGTAACGGTCGAGGAGTTCCAGAACGCCACGCTTTGTTAGCTCGATGTCCACAGGCTCTGTCAGCACATTCTCAACCGGCTCAGGTTTTCTTTTGGACTGCTCCTGTCGCGACAGAGCTTCCGCCTTGGCCCCGGCCATCGTGGTGTGGAAGCTGAACCCCTGATTTTTGTGTCCCCGGCTCCTGTAGTCGTTCCGATAGAGTGTCATCGGCCTTAACCTGCTGCACCGGGGCAGCCGTCGCAAGCGCTTGGTCCCGCCGGTAGAGCCAGCTGTGCCACGCGGCCTCGGTGCTGATGTCAACCTCGCTGAGCAACTTCTCCAGCTGGCCAATCCTGTCGCTCTGCTTGTCCCTCGTGTCCAACAGTTCCGTAAGCAGGCCGCGCTGGTTTGCCAGGAACCTTTCAGGTGTTGATACGTCGCCACCTTTAGCGGCCACCTGCGTTGCCACAAGACGCCACTTGGCCAGTTCGGTTTTGTCGCGCCGAATTTCTTCGAGCGCTGAGTTGAAGCTCTTGGTGAACTCCAGCTTTAGTTTAAAATCGATGCAGTCGGAGACGTTCCAGTTGAAAGGTTTCCCTGCTTTGGTTGGTAGCATGCCCAGCTTTGGCTCCGGCGTGCCGAAGCATTGTTTACCGGCCTCGACGCCGGCTTGGATTTGTTTTGCAAAGTCTTCGTTCATATATCCACACCCAGCTTCAGCCGGTCGATTTGCAGCGCGACGACGTGAGCGCGAACGACAGCGAGTGAGCCCTGGCGCGCACGCTTCCACCACTGCTCCGGCGTCTGGTCACCGGCCGGTGTCATCGCCCACGGGGCATGCATGTGTTCATCCAATTCGCCAGTGAGCCCGGCCAGGAAAAGGAACAGCCACGTCGGTATCAACGCCTGCGCGTATTTGTCCGCGTAGCAGAGGCGAGAGGGGTTGCAACCCAATCTTCGCGCCATGGAGCGAGAGTGTAACAGGCAGAAGTCAGCCCACCTCTCGCCGAATAACCGGCCCATTATCTTTGCACCGAGAACAGGGTGCCGCTTGCCGTCTTTGCCATCCAGGTCAGTGCGCCCCCAGTAGCCGATGTCGTGCACCAGGAAGGCGAGCCACAGGCGCGGGTCGAAGGGGAAGCCGTAGAGCTTCCACCATGCGCGGAAGAGGAAGGCAGCGTGGAGAGGAATGCAGTGCACTCCGAACAGTAGGGTTTTAGTTCCGATTTTCATTAATTGCCTTTTGAACGTGTTTCCACCAGTCCTTGTAGGCTGAGACCAGTGCTCTATATTTTTCAGCGGCCTCGTTCATTTATCTTGATGTGTGATTCGCGAAGGCTGATGTCACCTCTGGCGGCCACTATGCTCTTGACTCTTGTCGGGGGCGGTGGAGGTTGTGGCTCTATGGATTCTAAGAAGGCAGCCTACACAAGGGGACCCGAGACACGCGGCCAAGATTTGGCCTATGAACAAAAGTTCTCAAATTTAGTGAAGGCATGCACAGAAGCGAAGGGCCAGGGGATTCAGGGCATTGTGGTGAGGTGGCCATGGATAATCGGTGACACCTACGAGGAGATTATTAAGAGCTTGTCCGTCATCGCGGATGCGGGACTGGTTCTTCATGTCGTCGAATCCGAACCTCCGAGCGTGAGCAGGAACTAGGTCAGCAGTAGATTTTTCCGTCGTCGCCCACATACAGCTCACAGCTGCCAAATGCGTGCGCGGCGTCTGTTAGAATTTTGTCCTCAGACTCCGGCCAGTCACCGTCCCAGAAGCCCGCGCCGTGGCCGTTGCGGGTAAGCCAAAAGTCGTGGCCCGCTCGTTCCTCACGGGCCACAATCAGCCCAGCCTGCTCAGCCTGGAACTTGGCGCAGTCGGTTTTGAATTGCGCCAGGGTCTCGTCAGCGAGGTCAGACGCACTGTAGTTGGCGTCCATCGGCCGGTCTTTGTCATCCAGGCTGGACCAGAGAGCGGCCTCGATGTAGGCGCGTGTGAAGGTGTCCAGGCTTGCGCCTGCTTGGGTTACGTTCTTGATTGCGTTCACCATGAGCGCAACTGTGGACGGATTCTAGAAAAAAGGCAATACCTATTTCAAACTATTTTTGTGCGAGTTTTTCGCGCCCTGGCGTGGAACACTCCTTGCTTACTAAGTTTTCAGAGCCGACAACCCCAAAGAATTACGAAACCGGCTTAAGCTGGAAACCTGACGCGCAAGTAACCACAGGAAATCCACTTGTAAAGTTGCATGGACGCGTTAGGTTTAACAGCGTGACCGCAAGACGGCCACGTTTCACGAACAGATGGGGATTAGCTGCCCGATGAAAACCCCTCGGGGGTTCGTCGGTGCGGGGAAGTAGAATTTAGTTCGGACATTTTTTTGACTGCTTTGGGAAGAGTGAGCGAGCCCCGCCGCTCAGGTTTCCCAAATTAGAAAGCAGTGACAAAATGGCTGAACAATTACATGCCGGTGATTCAATTCCAGCTCGCGCGGGGTTGGAGCAGTTATCCCCAAAGGAACAGTTTTGGTGGGGCTTCTTGGGCGGGTGCTTGGTCCTCGGGTTTCGACTCTATATCTTTACGAGCACGTTGACTGACGCCACACCTTGGCCCAGCGTGGGCTTCAGGACGGTTCTCCTCTGCGTTCTATCGTTGGCATTCCCTATTGCATCTGGGTTTCTAAGCCTCGCCCTTGGCCCCCATTACCGATTGGCTGCCGTCTTTGAAGGAGCGTCCGTCCCTGCGCTCTTCTTTTGGGCGGCCGAGCATTTCCCCGGTTAGCCGGGCGCTCTAAGCGTTTAGACAACAAGCCCCTTCGCGATTACCAGAAATAGAGCAGGAAGAGAGGCTCCTTCATACAGGGCAATGAAGCGGTGGTGTGCCTCACACGCAAAGCTTAACCAGCCCGAAAAGAAAGGAAACGCACACCAGCAGCCTGCAACGAGGAGATGCTTTGGCGCCAATAACAAACCCCAACGCACATCCTCAGGCAACCCATGTGCGTAAGCCAACAAACGAAACACGACGATGATGAGACCACCTAGAAAGCCCCACCCAAACCTCTGCCAAGGTGAGAGCGGGTTAGCCATCCAAGGGGAGACTTTACTTTCCGATTAACTTCAAAAACGTCGGCTTATCGACCCATGCCATTGAGAGCATGACCAGCAAATAAATGACTATCGCAGCACCTGCTAGCCACTTCTTATCAAGATAACTCCCCTGGGCGCTCTGCATCGACTCTTCAATCTGACGCGTGGAAATGACAAGACCCTCTGCGACATGGCGCCTAAGCCCCTCTAATTGCCCACGGGCTGATTCAAGTTTGGCGGTGGCTTCCTGCCGGGTATGGCCAGCCACGTGAGCTCCAAGCCTGGCCATGGTTTTCTCTATTAAGGCGTTAAGCTCGGCAGCCTGTGACTCGGTTATCGGGGCTCCTTCGACCCCCAGCCGCAAGGCACGCACCCCCTGGGCCTCGGCTGGCTTGGCTGGCTTGGCTGGCTCGACGCGTTTGCTTCGATGCTTCCTGCTCACACCCGAACGCTAGGCTGAGTTTAAGCCGTCGTCAAGCCGGACGTGGCGAAGTTCCAGCCGGTGGAGTATAAACCGAGCTGGAGATTATACTCGTAAATTCGGGGTGGGTTTGAGAAGCTTTACGTGATTTGAACAAGGGAATCTGAATGAGAGTATTCTTTCAACTTGTTGGGGTAGTGTTCGCAATCTACCTCCTGCGTTTTGCTTACAAACTGTTCGACAGGAAGGAGGAAACCAAGGCTATGCTCGCCGCCTCCCTCGCGGTGACCGTCTTTCTTGCCTGCATGTTTCAAGGCTTTTTTGAAACTCAGTTCATCAGAAAGCTATTTGATTACGATAAAAAGCTTGATGCGTTTCAGCAGACGGTTAGCGACATGAAGGGCGAACTCTCCGACCAGCAAGGGACAATCCGAAAAACACAAACAGACATCGGAAAGCAGCAGGTGACGGCGAGCAATCAAGTTTACCAGGTGTCCTCTATGGAAGGTGAACTTTCGTCTGCTCAATCGAACCTCCTTTCCCAGCAGAAACAGATTGAGAGCGTCGAAAAACTGGTAGGTGGACTATACTCCAGAATGAGGTTCGAGAAATTCAAGGGTTCGGATACCAACCGTGTAATCGTTTGCAAGTTTAAGGACGGGGTAGGGCAGGTGTTCTTCAAACTCAAATACCCGGCCGTCGGCGGAAGCGTGCAAGGTCTTTTCCAGGAGGGCGCAATGCAAACGGCGTTGGTGATAAATGGGGGCAGGGATGACATTGTGTGGGCTTACTTTAAAGACGCCTCGGCCGTTTCAGGGACGGAGTTTTACCTGTCCTATGTCAGAGACACCGCGACGACCAACTCACACACTGTTGTTGCGAGGGGAGACCAGGTTTTCTTCGACGGCGTAGTGCAGAGTTTTTATCCCTCGGGCGAATGACCAGCAACCAGGCGTAAGAGATAAATGACAGGCCTGCCGACTAATCCTTCTTGCCCTGGAGCTGCTCCATTGCCCCCAGGGCAATAGCACGCTCAGCCAGCTCGGTGTAGTAGGCTCGCTTTCGGCGGTGGTTCGATGCCATCATACGATAGAACTTGGCTTCCTGGCAGTAGGAGTTGCCGCAAGTGTCGTAACCCTTCGGCGCAGGCTTGCCGCAAATGGGGCAGGTCTTCATCGCCCTCCTTTTACCACAGAGTGAATTGTATCACCAGCGCCACGAGGAAAAACTCCACCGGCCAGGAGGGTAATGTAGGGGTTGGATTCCATCAGCGCCTTCCCCATCATGCCGTTCACCCTGGCTACCATAGCAGCCCAGGTGTCTAGCTGCCAATCCTTGCGTGGTGTGCGGTGCCAGCCCTGCGCCCAGGAGTAGCGGCAGTCGTCCAGTTGAACTTTGAAATGACCGCGTGACCACATGCCCAGGGCTGTGCGGCCGGTGAACTTGGGAACAGCTGTGCCGACGTAGCGGTATTGATGCGTTCTCATGGTTTGAATTCGGGGAACTCTTCTAGAAACTTCTGGACCTCCTCCATGTTGCCGCCGTCCAGCTCATAAGCGGCTGAGAGGCTGTGCAGCTGCCGCAGCGCTGCTGCCAGGGCGTTCTCCACGTGGTTGTAGGCGTTCTCCATTGCGAAGACCGCACCGCCGTGGCTACGGAAGCTCAGGTGAGCGGACTTATACCAATACGCGGCTGATTGCACGAGGTGCTTGCGGTCTTCCCGCTTCGCAGGACCCGGCGGCAGCTCTTTGCTGAGGCAACCCTGGCAGACCAGCACAGGGTCTGTGAATTTATTGGGGCCAAGCATCGCCTGCGTTTTGATTGTGGCCTCGCCACCGCAGTGCACGCACTTGCCCAGGACTTTCATCTTCGCTTCTTTCATAGTTTTAGCCCTCTTCAATAAGCACGCTCTTCGCGGGGTCTGGTATGTAGGCGGCGTAAGCGACTCTGAGCACCTCCGCGCTGGTCAGCACTCGCTTCTCAGCCAGGATGTCCACGAGCCGGGCAAAAGCCTGAACCAGCTCGCGGTGCTCTGCGTCCTGGCTCTCGGTATGGCCATGCACGTCTCGCGAGGCGCGCTCTATCTGCTGTCGCACCAAGTGCTGCACAAACATGGTTGGTGTGCTGTTCCTTTCGTCAGGGTCGCTGAATCTAATTCTCATAATGTTTGTTCCTTCTGTAAATTTTGGCTGATGGCTTAACGCGGGTTGTCGGCCGGAGTGTGCCCCACGTCCTGCGCACGGTGTGCTTGCGGCCGAACCGGCGCAGCCACTTGGCGAAGCCATTAAGCTGTTGCAACGTCGGGTTCATTTTGGGGCACCTCAGATTTGCTGAGCCGGTCGCGCACGATTGAAAAAGCTTCCTTGTCGGTGCGGCCGTGGCCCATGACCTCTTGCGCTGCGCAGTCACGGTTGAGACACCACAGCGTGACGCCGTCGCGAGGGTTCATCTTAGTGCCGGGCTGAACTGTGAGCGGCACTTGGCAGACAGGGCAGGGGTAGCTCATGCCTCAGGGTCCTCCTTCACCAAGCGCTCCGGCAGTTCGCCCAGCACTTCTACGGTGCACTTGGCGAAGCGCAGTTTGCCCCGGCGCAACAGTTCAGCAGGGATAAGCCAGCGCAGGCTGTCATCGTATTTGTGAATCTCTCGATACCGGCGCAGCAACTCGGCGCAGGCTGCGGTCTGGTCATCGCCGCGCACTGCAGTGACCCGGCACCAATTCCCGTTCTCCATCTGCGAGTGTAGCTCGTAGCGGATGTAAGTTTTTAGGGGTTCGATTTTTGTCTGAGTTTTCTTTGGCATAAATCAGTGGTCACACCCGAATTGCTTGTGCATTCCCCAGTTCTCCAGGTGAATGACTTCGTTGCACCGTGGACAGCGGGTGACCCCGTCCAGGCTCCAGAAGTAAATCTTGTGGCCCAAAGCAGTGATGGCGTCGCCGACAGTGCGAAGGGCGCGAACAGCGCGACGACCAGCCCAGGTGCGTAGGTTGGCGACGCGGTGGTTCATAGTTCCTCGCGCACCACGTCAGGGTCGCAAGCTTCGACCTCTGTGTGGTCCGACAGAAAGGGCAGGTCCACCCAGGAAAAATCTGCGCCACAGTTCCGGCACCGGCAGTGCACTCGGTTACCGAGCTGGCCCATAACGACCGGCTCGCCGCCACAGATTGGACAGTTGTGTTCTTCCATATCAGTTCCCCAGGATTGTCTGCATCTTCAGGTCGCCGCGTAGCTCAGGATTGTCAGGCCAAGTCGGGTGGCTGAAGCAGATGTGATGGCGCATGTTTAAACGGCCATCCTTGCGCACCGCAAAATAGGTGTGCGCCAGCCAGTCCTGGTCAGAGTCGAACTGCAAAGGGTAAGGCCCGCCCCTCCAAATACCCGAGGCCCAGGCTGGCTTGTGGTCGCGGGTGAAGCGGTGGACATATGAGGCTAGGACATGCATCTGGTCTTCAGTGCTCAGCGCACTGCCAACGCAGAGCAGCTTGCGGTTCTCGATGTCGAGGGAGTCAATGATTGCTTTGCTCATAAAAATCAGTTCCTGGTTTCGCGCAACTCGACCGCGCACATCGGCACAGTCCAGCACTGCACACCGTGCTCGGCGTAGTTCTCAATCATCGCGCCGTCGTGCGCGTAGTCGTCCCACCTCACGTTGCCGTAGACGGCGGGCTCAGCAATTGGATTGACGAACTGAATGCCAAACACTTTGCCGAGCATTCTGCGCGCTTCATCAACCGGGATGGACTCATCGACCAGCCGGAGCAGAGTTGCGTGCGTGTTCGGGACGTAGAAGAATTTGTATTTCATACGCGGTCGCAAAGAGGGATTGAGGAGTCTTCGGATTTGACCTTGTCGATGCCCTCAGGCAGGTAGCACGCTCGGCACATCCCGCGCAGCTCGCGGACGATACGGTCGGCTGTCTTGGCGGTCACCGGGCCGTCGCCGTTCGGTTCCCACTCGCCGCCCCGTTCCTTAACCCAGACAATGTATTTCTTCATCGTGGGAGGACCCTACACGAGCACTTGAAATACGGCAATATGTATATCAAGAGAAAGCAAAGTTTGAAGTCGGGCTTATTCGTGGAATTAGCTCACCGTTAAGTGCTTGACCTAAACTCGTGCTTCCGCTTGAATGCTGCCATGCCCAGCGATTTCTGACTCGTTGGTAAATATGAAAAGAATCCGCCCCTCCCTTTTTGCCTTGCTGCTGCTGGCCGCTCCGGCGGTGCACGCCCAGTTTATCATATATGTTACAGACTTCACCCGAAACAAATCAGTCTCAAAAATCACGTCTGATGGGGTGGTGAGCACGTTTGCCACGGAGTTCGATGGCATCAAGGGTTTAGCAGTGGATGGAATGGGAAACCTCTATGTAGCTGGTTATTACAAGGTCACGCCTGATGGGGCGGTGAGTGTAAATCTAAATATTACCGGCTTGACCAATTTTGATGCTTTGGATTATGTTGCCCTTGACCCACAGGGAAACCTGTACGCAGCAGACGACGCCAATGTTTCCACAGTTTACAGGGTGTCTTCCGCCGGTGTGGTGACCCCGTTCGTCAGCGGCTTTAACGGCGTATCAGCCTTGGCCTTTGACCGAAACGGAAATCTCTATGTGGCTAGTTACGATGACGAAAATGTCTCAAAGGTCACGCCCGCCGGGGTGGTGAGCACGTTTGCCTTCCCGACCGGCAACCCGAGTGGTATGGCCTTTGACCGAAACGGAAACTTGTATGTGTCGGATATCGGAGACGGCTGGGTCAACAAAGTCTCGTCCTCTGGAGTGGTGAGCCGGTTCGTCACCCTGGAAAGCCCTGAGGGATTGGGTTTCGACGTAGATGGGAACCTGTATGTGGCAACTCATCATATAGGAAGCCCAACCGGGGGCGTTGGCACAAACACTGTTTCAAGAGTCACACCAGCCGGGGTGGTAAGCACTTTTGCAATTGGCGACAATTACGCATTAGGCTCCACCCTCTCCCTCGCCATTTTCACGCCCCCCTCGATTCCGACTAGTTTAGCCATCATCAAAGGGTCCAGCGCGAATGTGGTGCTAGAAGGGTGGAATGGCACTCCAGGAACGACTTATTATGCACTCATGAGCACAAACCTCATGATTCCTTTCAGCCAATGGACGCGGGTTGCGACCAATGTTTTGGACGCAACCAATGCTTTGAGCGCAGCTGGAATCTTTTTTTTCGACTTCCCCATAGCTCCGGGAATGGGGCAACGATTTTATGTTATCGGCCAATAGCAGAACGCTTCACTGCATTTTAGACCACTGCGACTTCGTCCCAGGCCAACTCTTCCAACCGTGCGGCTTCTGCAGGTGATGGCTCAAACGCCTTGCCGGTCGAGGCATCTCTGACTTCAACCAGCTCAACCTCGGCGGGCTCCGGCGCTGAGCTGGGCTCGCCACACCGGCCGCAGCGCTCGTGTGTTGCTCGGTGGTGTGCGTAGTCCACCTCCACCTCGCGGTCGAAGTCCAGGATGGTGGTGAAGGTCCCGCCACTCACAGCTTGCCCGCTTTCAGAAGCGCGTAGGTAGTGACCCAGGTTATCGGCCCGTTAAGCTTTTCGAACGCCTTCTTGCGCTCGCACAGCTCGGCATTGAAGCGCCTGCTGAACTCCACATTCAGCTTGCTGTCCACGATTATGCGGATTGACGAGCCACAGCCAGGGCAGCGCGCCTCCAGCCACGCCCAGGTCTTCGGCAGACATTCACCCTGGCGGATGGTGACCGTTTCAATCGACGTGAACGTGTCGAAACCGGCGGGTGAGTGATGAAATGCCTGACGAGATAAGGAATGAGTTTGTCGTAGATGCATGGTTCAGGCTGCTTGGGCCAGTAGCTCAGCAGGAAAAATGGCCGTTTCACGGCGCGATGTAAGCAGGCTCTGTCAGGCTGCTGATAGTTGTCAGCTCCTCGTGCTCGCAGTGGATAAAAATGCTGCTGGGCCGGTAGCGGTCAGACTCGAAGTTGGCGACGTTAGCGCGCACACATTGTGTCACTGCCCTTTGCAGGGCATCGCGCACTGCTTCTGCCTCGTCGCCCTGGGGCATCTCCCATTCGAGTATCAATCGGTTTTTCATCGCTGCCCAATCTCGTAGAGGTAATCGCGTGTGGCGTGGACACTGAGCGTCCTACGTGTGAGCGCACCGGGCAGCTCGATGACTGGCTTGCCCATGCCCAGAGCCCAGCGGACTTCCTTCTCAACGCCTGCCGGGATTGCGCCATCGGGCAGTGCTCGGAAAGCGAGCACATCGCAGCCCATCACAACGCCCTCGAAATACTGCATGTAGTCATCGGGGTTGCGCGTCTTATAGGCAGCGAACTCGTCCTTGATGCGCTGGCAGTTCGGGTTGAGCACCTCGAAGCCCAGCCGCTCAATCAGCCGCACGTCGCGCTCTTCCATTCGGGTGTTGTAGATAGCGAGGCAGTGCGCGTAGTAGCAGCGCAGCTTGCGTTGGGCTGGTTGTCGCGCATCACGGCGTTCGATGATTGCCTGCTCAGCAGAGAGCTGCTTAGCGTGTTCCAGATTTACAGGGCAGGTAGCGCTGCCACAGCCGCACTTGTCCCACGGGGGGCTGGTGCAGTTGTTGTCGGTAGGAAGAATGCTGCGGCGTCCCTTGGCCAGCTCATAAGCTGCCAAGGCATCTAATCCGTCTGTTGAGTTGTTCATATGAGTAGCGTTACTGAGTTGTGACATTAGGAAGTGATTACCTGCCCATCAAAAGGGGCAGTCGTCAGAGGGCACCAGCCCAGTGCCGACCTCCACATCAATATTGACTGGGATGCAGGCGATTCTTTTCGGGGAACGCGCAGAGTCAGCGTTCGCCTTGCTCAGGTGGACCGTGCAGTGGGTGAAGGCCTCATAGAGATTCAGCCAATACTCACGCTGGATACGCTCGGGCACATTGACGAGGTCGCTCTCAGTGTGAGTGCCATCGCGGCGAATGCTGCCGCACGTCTGGTAGGAGAGGACTTGCTCCTTCCGTTTGTCGCAGCTGTCCTCGACCAGGGCAATGATTGTGAAGCCTTGGTTTGATTTTTTGTCAGTGCAGATAACTCTTGCGGCACGGCCGTCGCGAGTCTGCACTGGTTTGGTGGGGTCGAATGTTTCGTTCATAGAGTGTATAAGGGGCTGGTAATCAGTTCTGCTTGTCGAGGCCATCAAGCATCTTTTGGGTGTCCGCTCGCAGCGGTGAGTCGGCTGGGAGTTTACCGAGGTATTCGATAAGGTAGCGTCGCTGCTTCTCTTTTTCGCCTTCCTCGCCAGTGAGTGATTTTCGCAGCGACTCAAACTGGGAGAGTTGGGCTTGGCATTGTCCAATGATGGAGCGAGTCGAGATAACCAGCCCATCCAAGGCGCTTAAAAGCACCTCGCCGCCCTTCAGGTCGCGTTTGGGGGCGAGAGCTGTCAGCTTGCGCGCCTCACACTCGGCGATGATTTCTGCGGTCTTATCCGTCATCGGAACACAGGAGTCGACCCACTCGGCAGGGAAGTTCAGCTGGTCCTTGGCACGGTAGCCACGGGCAGCAAGGTAATAGACAGCATTGTCCCAGGCCCTGGCAGCCTCTTCAGCGCTGTTGAAGTAGCCCAGGAAGTAGGGAATGCCCCGGCAGCTTATTTGGGCCTTCCACAGGATTTTGTAGCCCTTGGGGACCTGGGTAATCCCTCGGTATGCCTGCTTGCAATCTTCTCGATTCATACCCTGAGGTGTGAATCTCAAAAGCCGATGTCAACCAGGGCGACGAAAAAGCTGGAAACAAGCCCCGGCGCTAGTCCCGTCAGTCCCCACGCTCAGAAGCTTTACTGTGGTCTGGTATTTCAATCTCTGTATGTATCTATACTTATACTAATATACTAGTCCCCTTAAGCGCTTGAAATGAGAGGGCATAACGGGACTAAATCAGAGTATAGCCCTCAGCAGTGCCTTTTTTGCCGAGTTGACCGGCCCAGGTCGCCGTTCACATGTTAGGGAAGGTGAAGAAACCAACCGAAGACCTTTTCAAGCGCATGCCAAAGCATGTCCAGGCCATCCGGCAGTTAGCCGCCAAAGCCCAGCGCGAGGCTGGCCGCAAGGCTTTCTGGCAAAAGATGCTCCCCCTGAAATGAGCGCTCCCGCAAACATCGTCCCCATCGATAAGAACGGCATTGATGTCATCCAGGTTTTTACCACCTGGGTTGCATTCATGGGCGATGCGGATAAGACAGCCGTGGCGCTCGACCTCGACCCGGTGTTCATTAAAAATCTGGCGACGATTGAGAACTGGCAGGCGAAGCTTAAGGCGTGGAATGACATCTCAACGGGCGACCCGCGTGAAGTCCAGGTGCAAATCAATCGCGCCATCAATTTCGTCCAGGCTCACCGGCTCCGAACTGTGCTCGACAAGGTGACGGGCAAGCTGCACGCGATGACACCAGACCAGCTTATCGAGGCACTGACAGTTCCTACTAAATACGGGAGCGAGGTGAAGACCCGCGCCCTCACAGACTTGGTCAAGGCCGCTGAGACTGTGCAGCTGATGTCTTGCAGAGCCCTCGGCGACACTGTGGGCGAGCGCCCCGGCGACGAAGGCAAAACGAAGGGCTCAGAGATTATGCTGAGCGTTGCGAAAGCGATGCAAGCCGCTGACTCCATCGGTCTCGACTCGGCCGAAGTTATCCGCAAACAACTCGCCATCGAGGCGACACCTCCAACTAATCCAAATGAAAAGCTACCCTAAGGTCACTGTTCGACCTGACCTCGCCTGGACTTATGGCTACGACAGCCGAGGCAATTACATCGGCAAGCCCTGGGGCCAGTGCTGGTGACCACGCTCGATTTCACTGCGTGGCGAGTTGCTGCTCTCAAGTATTTTTTCAAGCAGCGCCTCGGCTTTCATTGGCAACGCCGGGTTGCCCTCGCCCTTGGCTTCAAAGGTCACAAGGACGTTTTCCGCTACACCACGAAGCAGGCTGGCAGGTTCTCTACACTTGTAAAGCTTGAAGAGGTGGCGCTTAGACTCGGTTGGAACCCTGCCGGGCCGGTGAGCTTAATGCGTCCTCCTCCGACTCCTACCGTCTTACCTGTGAGCGAAAGCGAGTCGAGAGAGCAGGGCGTTTAAACGCTCCGGCGCGTCGGCCCTGGTCGCTGCGCGCTGTGCTGACCTACTCAGCACAACCTGGGCAGGTTATCGCTTCGTCCTGGCCTAATCCCTGCGGTTTCCTGGGCATTCTGGCGGCAGCTGCAAGGACCTGAAGTCCTCGACGCTCGAAGGCCCCCCACCCCCGCCCCCACCCCACGGGGACCCAAGAGGGGCCACCACTTTCGCTCAGGCCTTCGAGCGCGCCAAAAAAGGACGCTCGTGAGGAACTTAAGGGAGGGTCGCGCCAACCATTAGGTTGGAGGAGACGGCTTGGCTTTCATCCGCCTCACAGCGACTATAGCAGCGAGAATCAACAAGCCTATCATGCCTACAATCCCCGCTATTTGAACCGGGCTTATTTCTATTTGCTGCTTCTGTGGCGCACGCAGCATGTCCATCAGGTCCTGTTTTGTTGCCTGACCTATAGTAACTCCATTAACTGCCCATCCGTTCTCGGTTTTGAAAAAACTGATAGTGCCCACTAACTTCCACTGCTCCCCTGCAGCCACGACCGTCCCCGGAGTGAGTGCGGCTTCAGAAAACGCACCAGATGGCGGGTCTATAACGCGGAAGGTTGGTAGTGAGCCCATGATGCCAGTTACCCATTTGCAGTTGTTCACGAAGCCGACCCCTGCCTCGAATGACATGGCATACTCCTGGGTGCCATTCACTTCCCCTTCTTGCCCATTGGTTTTCTTAAACCAATTAAGGCTCATGTGATTTCCAGAATCGCGGTCGATTTGCTGCTGAACCGCCTGCTCCCCCTCTTTCTCTGATGGCTTGCAACCGCATAAGATGAGACAGAGCCCTATTGGCCACAGTGACGCACTTCGCCCGACCGCTTTTTGTATAGATTTCATATTTAGGATGGCACCAACTTCGGCAAAGGTTTTGAGGAGTTTGGTGTTCATTGGGTTCGCGAGACATCCAACAATATTTGGAGAGTGTTTGCCAGCAAAATCCACGACCGGTCGCAGGCCACCCAAGTTGACATCGCCACGGCGGATTCACACCTCAGGTTATGATGCGATTGCCTGAGGCAACGATAAACAAAGTCCTGTGCGGGCTCCGGCTCATGGAGTCGGGTAGGCCTAGAATGCACCGTTGCAAGCGGTGACGCCCCACAGCGGCAATCGCGCTCTCTACCCACACTTATGAAAATACTGACCCCCGGACACAAATACGTTTTGCAAAATGTTGAGAGCCCACTGGTGGGTCAGACTATCCAGTTCCACGAGCAGAAACTCGAAGTCGGCTCCATCAAGTCGCGCAGCGGCCAGCCCTTGGCGCAGCCCAAGGTCGTCACTGTGAACGACGGCTGCTCGACCGAGGAAGCCCTGGTTGCCTGTGGGCACCGGCTGGAGTTCATGAATGCGAACTCGCCGAACCCTTACGTTTTTCTGGCCGCCCACCACGTCAGCCTTGCTCTAAGCATGCTGAATGAGGCGGCGAACGCACAGCGACAGGCAGCGGAGCAGAAATGATTCAACGTCTTCCAACACCACTCGGTATCCGGCGGCCTTTGCAAGGGCGGGGTGCAACCAGAATGTCCGGTAGAGGAAGAACCCAAACGAGTGGCGTCAGGGGCACGATACGCTCCACCAATTTTTTAGGCCGTGTCGAATAATGGGATAGTTCAGGCGCGCAGGGTATAGACCACAACCCACCGGAGTGCCGGTTCCGGTGGACGGGAACAGTTTGGTGAAATCCGAATGCGCGCCGGTAGTGGTTCGACTCCATTCACGGCCGCCAATTTATGCCAAACGAAATACTGTTCGCGTTCGTCTTCGGCCTAGTCATTTTCTGGGTGAAGGCTGAAATCATTTCTCGCGCCATAATTGCAGTTGTGCGTGCCTGGAAGAAGCCAATCGTCTGCAAGAGCAACGGCAACTACGACTACTGATGGGCTGGTATTTCCACCAGCAGGCGGTCGTCCTGGCAGTGCTTAACGTTGCTGGGCTTTCATTGCTGCTTGCCGCTTTTGTGTCTGCACTCCTCGACAGGTTCTTCAAGTAGTGAACGTCCTGAGCTCAGGGAACCGCGAAGCGGAACTGAGAGCCTCATCCCGCGCTGCCTGTAGCGATTTGTTAGGTGACATGGTTCGATTGCTCATACGGGTGGCGCGCCCTGAACGAACTTGATGATGCTGTCGAGCTCCTCAAGCGTCGTGTCGAACCATTCGGTTCCGGGCGAATCGCGCTTGGAACCACGCGCTTCAAGTGTCGAATGGATTGCGTCCTCGACGGCGGCGACCCGCTGAACGTCCCACGTCCTGAGCACGATGGGATACTCGAAGCAACAGGTCTGCTTGCACTGCTGATTAACCCTCGCTTGACTGTCGCCTGTTGTGGTCAATCCGACCTTGATGGGGTATTTGCTGTCGTCCCGTTGGATTGATGGGAAGGAATAGGCATAGATGATGCCCGAATCGTGCGAGTCAATGTCGGTGGCGACGGCGTCCGCCTCGGCAAGCTCGTCCTCGATAGAAATGTTCTTAAACTTCCCTCCGCCAAGGTTCTCGAACACCTGCAGATTCTCTGCGAGGAACGGAATATAGAATCCGAAAATATGGCTTATGGTATCCAACTTGTCGGACTTCGCCTTCTTGACGCGAATCTCCAGTTGTTCGGCTGTATAGGTCTCGGCAAGCACGCGCTTGGAAATCTCTCGAAGAAGAAATGGCTCGTCTCCGTAACTGCGCGCAATCTGCGCTATCTGCGGCAGTAGCTCATAACGCGCGGCTCGATAAACGTAGGAACGTGTCGGCTCAAAGGGAATTGGCATGGTCTATGGTAATTCGCAGTCTCTACTGCAGCAAACGCTATCATCAACGTCAACTAAAGTAAAGTGTTGAGCCTGAGGTGACATCCGGCCTTCCAGTTCACACCTCAGAGTATGATTACATTCATCGCTGGAGTCGTGGTCGGTGCCATCGCTGGTTCGGTCACTTCCTACTTCGTGCTTCGCAATAACCCGAAGCAAGCCGCTGTTGTCGCTCAGGCCGCCAACACCGTTGCCGCAGAAGTCAAAAAGCTCTGATTCACAATGGTGCCCTCAGCGGGGCACCATACCCTTTCCCCATGAAATTCCTGACAGACCCAAAGCTGTTCAACTATGTGATTCTGTCGCTCTACATGCTGAGCGCCATCAGGTGGGGTTGTTCTCAGAAGTGGGCGGACTGCTGTTATTGGCTCTCGGCATTCGCCATTACCGCAACTGTCACGTTCCTCTATAAACACTAATCCCATGCAATACCTCCTCTCAAAAGAAGAATACGAATCCTTAATCCACGCTAAGGAGCTGGCTGAGGAGAAACTGGCGGGAGCGAACGCGAAGCTGGAAGAGGTGAAACAGAAATTCATCCGCGACCTGAGCGCGCTCGTTGGGAGCTATCCGAAACCAATCTGGGACGATTCCTATCTCGGCCACAACTACCAGCTTTTTGTCCGAGGCGTTCGGGACGCGCTGTCCGAATTCAAACTCTGATTTTATGGAACCCTGCCCGAAAGAAGAACTCTGGTGGTGCAACGTGCACGGTCGCCGTGCGCTCAGCATCGATGAAGAAGGTAAGCATGTCTGCGGCCCGAGCTACCGGGGCGGGATAATGCTCGCCTGCGGCTGCGTTGACCTCACTGGCGTAGCCACTGTCGAGGAAGTCGAATGAGACCGCCAGCTACAAGCACCGCAGGCAGGGTGGGGAGAATGCCCTTTGGGCAATACAGAGGGCTGCCCTTTGAAGACATCCCTCGTGAGTATCTGTGGTTTATAGTGGGCTGGATTAGGCAGACTAGGGGGAAGAATCAACTGTATTGGGAGATTAGTGACTACCTCAATGGTTGACGCTTTCCCAATCACAGCAGCGCGAAACCGCGCTGACCTCGTTGTCCGCGTCGCTGCGTATCTGCACAATAGCAATCGCTTCGACGCGGCTAAGGAGATTGCTGCGTTCTCTGACAGCGACCCGAAGAAAGTCATCTCAGAGGCAATCGCACTGGAGTGGTGCTTCTCTCTGTTGCAGTGGTGCCTGGACAACGACCACTACGACTGGGCAGCCAACATGCTATGGACCAAAATCCAATTTAGCTATGAGCCAGCATGCACGAAGTTGGTCTGGGAAAACCTCAAAGGGTATCACGCTATTCTGTTGCAGGGCGCAGCTTCGATGTCCAAGTCTTACGGCGGTGGTGTCTGGCATTTCCTGGATTGGATTCGTGACCCGCAATACACCAACGTGCTGCTGGTCGGCCCCTCGGAGGAGCATCTCAAAGCCAACTTATTCTCTCACTTAGTCAACCTGCACAGAGATGCGAGCCTGCCGATGCCCGGCATAGTCGGGGACCTTTTTATTGGCCTGGACACCCGCAACCGCAAGGGGGCAATCCGGGGTGTTGTCGTCCCGATTGGCAAGCAGAAGGCTGGCCGGTTACAGGGAACGAAACGATACCCGCGCAGGAAAGCGCACTCGCAGTTTGGGCTGCTATCACGGGTTAGGATATTTTTGGATGAGTTTGAGAAAATCCCGGTAGGTATCCAGAAGGACATCGACAACGTGCTGTCGAATTTCGATGGCGACGTCGAGGGGTTCAAAATTACCGGGGCCTACAATCCTGAGGACCCGAACGGCCAAGTGGCAATTCGAGCGGAGCCACCAAACGGCTGGGGCGAAGAGTCGTTCAACCCTGACCGCGATTTCGTCTGGGACAGCAAGCGTGGTTGGCGCGTGGTCCGGCTCGATGCAAAGTTCTCCGAAAATATTGTCTCGGGCAAAACGATTTACCCAGGTCTGCAGACGATTGCAGGCTACAACTTAATCATTAAGAACGCTGGTGGCCTGGATACACCTGGCTACTGGACGATGTGTCGGGCCTGCTTCCCGCGCTCCGGCGCAGTCTACTCGGTCATCTCGTCGCTATCTCTGAACCGTGCAAAGGGGGAGTTCATCTTTGCGGAGGAGCCTACACCCTGTGGCGGGGTGGACATGGCGCTCGAAGGTGGTGACGCCTGTGAGTTTGCTGTCGGCCGCTACGGCAGGGCGAGCGGATACCGGAGCCCACCGTCTCTTGCCAACCCTACCGGCGAGCCTGTGATGTTTTTCAACAAGGAAGGACGCCGAGTCCTTAGGCACGCGGTGCAGCTCGACCAGATTATTCCGCTGCCGCCGGGAGACACAGTGAAGATGGCGATGGAGGTGAAGCGCCAAGCGATTCTGCTGCACATCGCACCAAAGGATTTGTGCCTGGACAGAACCGGCAACGGGGCAGGGGTGCATGACCTGCTCAAGGAGCTGTGGTCACCGGAGGTTCAGGCAGTGAACTACTCCGAGGCAGCGGATGAAGAAAAGATTTTGGAGGGCGACACCAAGACCGCGAAAGAGGAATACACCCACGAGTGTGGTTCGCTGTGGTTTGCTCTGAAGAAGTTCATCGAGTTTGGGTTTTTCCGTGCCCTCGAAAAAGTGCTGGGCGAGGAGTTGGTGCGCGAGCTGACCGGCCGTCGCTATGCCCCAGGGAAGCAGAACAAAGTCGAGATGAAGGAGGAGTATAAGTCTCGCGGCAACAACTCCCCCAATAAGGCCGACTCGGTGACGCTGATGCTACGGGCTGCCAGGAAGTCCTCCGGCATGAAGCCGTCAGCGCTTGATGACTGCGCGGGCACCTCTATAGGCGGCAGTGACGGCCGTGGCGCTGTCCCGCAGCGGGTGGACTGCACTGCACGCTTCGAGGACCTGGACACGGACTCGGGGGACGTTCCTGCAGGGTTTGACCCCTATAGCTGACGCACTCCGGCAAGTTGACGCGGGCTCTCCAGATTCACATCTCGGGGTATGGACTCGCTTGAGAACATAAAAACCAACAACGACGTCGCCAGCCTCCGACACTACAACCGCGTTCGATGGGACGGCACGCTGAAGACGCTCACCGACCCGAACACCAAAGCCGTTCTCGTCAGTCGCACGTTCGCTAACAAGGGTCAAGCCTTGAGGTGGCTCCGCAGTGAAGGCCTGGACATTTTTCTTTTCTAATGCAAGCGCTCAAGGACGGCTTTTATCCTCCCGGCGGTTACCGTTTCACCGAAACGGATGGCACTCCGTTCGAGGCGAGCGACGTGACCTCCCTGGTGAATAAAGTCTGGGGATACCGTCGCCGGGCCGGTCTTGACGCAACCGCTGCACAGCGTGACGTGCACGCACAGCTTTGCACCCGTTCACCGGGAATCTGCCAGGAGGTGGGAGAGTTAAAGCGCCCCGAACCCGACAAAGTCCTTCAGGGCAGAGTCGCGGTTCGGGCTGCTTCTCTTCTCGATGGTCGGATGAGCAAGGCCTATCGCTTTGTTGACCGGCCGGAGGCTGACGCTCGTGCCAGGATATGCAAGGGCTGCAAGTTTTGCGTCGACTGGAACAGCGGAGACAGCTGCCCGCCTTGTAAGAAAAACATACTCGAAATTCTTACAGTTGCAGTCAAGCCCGAGGCGCTGCACGAAGGCATGCTCGGCAAGGCCTGCCGTCTAGGCGGCGAGGATTTGTCGGCCGAGGTTTGGACCAAGGAGCACAAGCTTTTGGAGGAAGCGCCGAACACCTGTTGGAGAAAGCCGCAACCATGAACGAACAAGCCCCCGTTAAATTCCCGAAACGCATCTGTCTGGACTTCGACGGAGTGGTGCACTCTTACAAGTCACCCTGGACAAATCCCGAGACCATTGAGGACCCGCCGGTTGAGGGCGCGTTCCAGGCGATTGAGGACTACCTCCGCGCCGGTTATCGGGTCGCAATTTTTTCGGCGCGCTCGCACGAGATGGAAGGCGTCAAGGCAATGTTCGACTGGTTCAACAAGCACGGGCTCAAGCCGGAGGTGCTGGACCACTTGGAATTCCCGACGCACAAGCCCGGTGCGGTGCTCTACATCGACGACCGTGGCTACCACTTTCGGGGAATTTTCCCGCACGTCAGCTACATAGAGGACTTCATCCCCTGGAACAGACAATGATTATCCCGAGCCCCAGAGAGTTTGCCGGTGCCCTTGGGCGGTTCCTGTGGGCCGCCATTACGCGGCGACCTCTGTTCGTCGACCAGGACCACTACCGAGCGCGGATAGACGAATGCGTCGCTCGCTCCGGCAGCTGTTATGACGCTTCCTGCGGCCAGTGCAGGCTCTGCACCTGCTTTATCCACCCAAAGGCGCGCCTAGCCACTGAAAAGTGCCCGGCGGGCTTCTGGCGCAGGGTCTTTTTCTGGACCCAAAGTTGACGAGAGCCTCCCAGATTCACACCTCAGGTTATGGCGGTAGCACAAGCAGAGACAGTCGCGCCCAGGGACCCTACCCTAAGCGCTCGTGAATCATACGTTGGCGCAAACAGCCCCGAGCTGGACGCCAAGGCTCGCCAGCATGTGCCCGCGTTCACCTCGCTGGGGCAGGTGGTCTCCCTGGTCCGCAGCCTCAAATACGAGAATCGCGACCGCGAAATCAAAAACGCCCGCATCCTGAGCAAGTATAACGCCGAGAAACCCTTCCGGCAGCAGGAACTAGCGGCTGATGGGCTGCAGTGGAAGAAGAATTTCTCGACGAAGCCCCTAGCGAATCTCATCGATAAGGCCGTCCCCCGTCTCACCACGGCAGTCCGCAGCGTTCGCTACCTAACTGCCTCCGCACTGCCTGACCGGTTCCCGAATGCGGCCGAGAAAACCGAGGAATTCCGCAAGGAGATTACCAAAGTCTGCCGGGCTCGCGAGGGCTGGGACGAGCTGGTCAACGAAATCTCGATGGAGAACCTGCTCTTCGGCTACACCTCGGTAGGTTGGCTCGACCGCTTCTCTTGGTTCCCGACTCATTTTCAACAGGACCGCTTTCTCACTCCCGAAGGCACGAAGCACACCGCTAAGTCGGCTCCGATGGCAGCCTTCAAGGTTAATAATCTCCTTCATGAGTTATTTGAACACATCAAAAACCCTGAAGCGGCTGCGACGATGGGGTGGAATGTCGATGAAGTAATCAACTCCATTAACAACGCTGTGCCCTCGAACATGCGCAGCGGTTTCTCAGAGCCCTGGCGCATCTATGCAGAGCTGGCCCGCGAGTCTTCGGTGCTCACTTCGTTCACCGGCAGCAAGGCCGTGGAGATTTGGCACGTCTTCGTGACGGAAGTCGACGGGTTCGTCTCGCATCTGGCCTTCGACGCCACAAGCGAGAAGCAACTCTTCTACAAGGAAAAGCAATTTCAGAAGATGGCCGACGTCGCGGCGTTCTTTTCGTTCCAGCATGGCGACGGAAAGCTGCACGGGAGCAAGGGTATCGGCCGCGAGATTTACGCCATGGCCGGAGTGCTCGACCGAGCGCGCAACGAGGTGGTCGACCGGCTCGAACTGAGCGGAAAAGTGCTCCTGCAGTGCGACGAGAAGGACATCAAGCGCTTTCGCATGAGCGTGGTGGGCTCCGCGATTCTCATCACCAACGGATTTAACGTCCAACAGCAAAAAATCGACGGCAACGTCGAAGGATTTCTCAAGCTCGACGAGTTTTTGACCAGCCTGCTGGATGAAATCGCCGGTAGCACGTCGCCGAGAGCGGTGGACGGCGACCGCGTAACGAAAGCGGCCGTCGACTTGCTCGCCAGCCGTGAGGAAGAGAAGCGCGATGCAATCATTGAGCGATTTTTGATTCAGTTTGCGCGCATGATGACCACAGTGCAGAAGCGCCTGTGCGACCCGAACACGGTGGAACAGGACGCCATCGAAATGCAGGCGCGTTTGCTCAAGGTTTTGAGCCCTGAAGAGCTTGCTTACCTCGCGAATGAGCCCGCTGTCGAAGCGGTGAGCGATTACAGCAACCAGGAGCAGCAAATGCTGGTGCTGTTGGCCCAAGAAGAGAAGGGGAACGTCCTTTACAACCAGCGCGAGCTGCAAAAGCGCAAACTGTGCGCTCTTTTCGACGCCGAGTTCGCCGAGTCAGTGCTTTTGCCGGATGCGGACCCGACCGAGATGGCGGAAAACCAACGGCAGCAGCAGTTGGAGATGATGTTGATTGGCCAGGGCCAGCCGGTGCCGGTTTCGCCTCGCGATAATCACCAAGTGCACGTCGATGTGCTGCGAAAAGTGACTACCAGCCTGATTCAGGCGGGGGCGCACCAGAATATCGAGCCTCTGCTGATGGCTATCGCCCAGCATGCGCAGGTGCACATCCAGGCTGCCGAGCAGCAAGGCCTCGGGCAACAGATTGCCGATGATAAGCAGTGGCTAGGCCAGCTGCAGAACACGATTGAACAGCTTCAGGCAGTAGAACAGAAAGCCCAGGAAGAATTAGCCAACCAACAGGCTGCCGCTGGCGCTCAACAAGACCCTAACGCTGCTCCCACTGTTTAAACGCACATGATAATCGGACAACCCCCCGCTTGGACTAAAGACGCCGCTGAGATTGTGCAGAGTTTTCTGCGCTCTCCAGTCGGAACCGCTGCGCTCGCGCACATCGCCGCCCGGCGACCGAAACTCACTGTTGGGACGGACGTAAACGCTGCCGCCCTGGCTGGCTCGGCCGCTGCAGGCTACGAACGGTGCATCGACAATTTTTTATCGCTGGCTGACATCCCGGCCGCCGAAGGCGATGCGAAGCCCGCTGACGACAATTACCCGGACATTGACGACAACTCGAAATGGCCGGAAGACAAAAAACCGCAACCTCAGAAGAAGTAACCTATGGCTACCACCCCTCCGACCGAACTTGCGACCGACCGCGCTTTTGCACAGCCGGACGACAAGATGGAATTCAGCGCTCAAGACAGCGCTGATGCGATTAACTCACTTGACGCACTCATGGCTGAAGTGACCGGCACGACTCCGGCTGCTGCGCCGGACGCTGCCGCCGAAGCCGCGAAAGCCGCTGAAGCTGCAGAGGCGGCGAAAGCTGCTGAAGCCGCGAAAGCTGCCGAGGCTGCTGCAGCTGGCGAGCCCGAGGTCAAGCCGAAGGCGGATGCTACCCCGGCCGCTGACCCTGCAGCCGAGGCTGCGAAGGCTGCTGAGGAAGCCAAAGCCGCAGAGGCAGCGAAAACTGCGGAAGCTGCAAAGGCCTCAGAAGCCAAGAAGGACGATTTTGATGGCGTTCAACTCCCGCCGCACACAAGCGACCGGGCGAAGGACAGCTTCAACCTCATCAAGAAGATGGCCCGTGAGCAGGCCACCAAGCTGACCACCCAGGTGACTGAGCTATCCACTCGCGCTGAAAAGGCCGAGCAGGAACTCAATCAACTGCGCAGCAAGAGCACTGCGGTGCCGGAGGAAGTCACGAAGGAACTCGAAGACTTGCGCAGATTCAAGCTCGCGCACGACGTTGAGAGTGACCCGACGTTCCGGCAGTTCGACACTCAAATCAAGGACAACGTCGACGGGATTTTTAAGAAGCTCCTGGTCGCGGGACTGAGCCAAAAGACCGTGGACGAAATCAAAGCCATCGGCGTTGAAGCCGTCGAGTGGGAACCTATTTTCAAGGCGCTCCCGTTTCCCATCCGCACCTATATTGAAGCCAAGCTGGTGGAGAACGTGAACCTCGTGGATAAGAAGGACGCTGCCCTGGTGTCTGCGCGAGAGAATGCTTCTGCGTTCATGACCGAGCGCGCCAGCCGCGAGACGAACGAAGTCGTCGAAGCTGTGAACGGTTTCACCAAGCAGCTGCCCTGGACTGCTGAAAAGCAAATCCCGGCGAATGCGACTCCCGAGCAGAGAGCCGAGCTCGAAGCGCAGAACAAGAGCACCCGCGATTCGATGGCGATGCTGCAGGAGTTCTTGAAGAACCGCTCTCCGGCCCGGTTTGCGGAGATGGCGCTCGGCACTGTCATCGCCTACCGCAACAAGGCTGCTCTCGAAGCGACCAGTGCGCAGCTCGACTCCGTGACAAAAGCGAAGGACGCGGAGATTGCGAAAATTACCAAGGAGCGTGACACGCTCAAGACCCAGCTCAGTGCTCTGAAGACCGCCGAGGTTCCTCGGTCGTTGCCGGGCACTACCCCTGGGAGCTTCAAGCCCGTCACTGCCGCGCCGAAGCCCGGCGAAGTCGACACTCGCTCTGGCGAAGACGCTTTCGAGCAATATGAGAAGGAGATGAAGGCTAGCGCCTGAGAACCCTTCTCCCCTGGAAAAATACTGCCCCGGTTAGAGAAATCTGGCCGGGGCAGTTCTCATTAGGGGGTCGAAGTCCTCATATTAAGTTATAGAGCTTAACTTTTTCTTACAGTCGCTCGCTGTGAGACGGGCCTTATAGGTCTCTTCTGTGGCCGGGAAGGGTTGAAGACAGTTGCTGTGCGGCACGGTGCCGCAAAGCGAGTAGTAGTTAACCATTCCGGCTCTTGCCGGTAGTTCACAAGGAGTTAGAAGAATATGTCCGCACCTGGACCCACGATTGACACCACAGCGATTAGCAACATCGCAGTGCGTGATACCAACCGCTTGGTTGGCTCGGTTGCAAAAGCTTTAGCCGCGAACTCGCCCTGGATTAACGTCCTGCGAGGCGGAATTTTCAAGTCCGGCACGGGCGATACCGTCCTGGGCTCGGTCGAAATGCAGGCTGCTCCTGGCGATTCTCTCGCCCAGCCCGGCTTCACCGCGAACACCCTGATTGCTGGCACGACCGGCACCAGTGAGTCCACTGGCAAGGTGACCATGGATTACGTGCTTGAGTCGAAGCGCGGCCTGGGTCCCAAAGTCAACGTCAAACAGGGATACGGTGCCTTCAAAAGCTCCTACCTGTCGGCTGAGGATGCGCTGCGGAAGCTCATCACCCAGTATATGAACGCCGACATCCAGTATAATCTGGTGTATCAGGCGGGTTCCAAATTCAGCTGCAAAGCGGGCCAGACCCTCCAGCAGAACTTCGGTGGCGGCACGGAAGCCAACCGGAAACTGCCCTGGAACTGGACCGGTTGGGCTCTGCCCGACGCTCCGCTGACCTTTAAGGCGCTGCATGCGATTGCTCGCTACCTGAAGGAAGCCCTTTTTGCCGAAATGTTCCCGGCCGGAGACAAAGGCCAAGCGCATTTCCGCTTCATCGGCTCCAGCGACATCGTCGAAGCGTTCCGTAACGAGACCGGCGTGAATGCCAGTTTGGTTGCGTTGACGACCGGCGGTTACAAGCTCGGCGAGCAAGGCATCAGTGGTTACAGCTTCGAGACCAGCCCGGCCTACCGTGGTTTGGCCTTCGGCGTGACTCATCGTCCGTTGCGGTTCACTGCAATGGGCACTGGCGCGGCTCCTGACAATGTAGCCACCAGCCAGCCTCAGTTCATCAACCCGGTTAAAGTCATCGCCGCTGGCGATGGCACCAATCAGGCCTACGCGGTTGCAGAGCCTAACTGGCTCGGTTCGACCTACGAAGTGGGCGTGCTCATTGCCGAAGGAAGTTTTGAAAGGCAAGTGCCTGAAGAGTATGTCGGCGAAGGCAGCTTCAAGTTCGCGCCTCAGCTTCACATGGGTGAGCTGGAATGGCATTACCTGAAGGACAACGACACCAACATGTATGGTGATTTCGGGTGGCACAAATACCAAATCAGCCGGGCTTACCGCCCGCTGCGGCCTCAGTTCGTCGTGCCTATCATGTATAAGCGCGCTGTGACTGACCTCGGCCTGACAGCCATCTAAGCGATTTGACGGGGGCGACCCGTCAAAGTGGGGGTAGCGCCGGGGCCGGTCGATAAAAAGACCGGCCCCGTTTTCACTAAGGAAACAAATGGACCTCTCAAACTACTCAAACAATGACCTCTGGCGTAAGTTCGCAGGCTTCTCCGCTAAGCCAGGGGACACCGACCACGACTTGGTGGCGCGCATCGTAGGGAGCACCGGCAGCTTCACCGACCTGCTCAAAAAGTGGGTCGGCCCTTCAGCCAAGTCCACGGACTCTGACTGGGACCTCGTCCGGCGAAAGACCGGTTCACTTTTTCTCCCCGGCGACACAATCAACGATATGCTGAAGAAGGTGGTCGTTTGGTGGGATGGCTACTCTTGGCCGCTAGGGTCCTACTCCAGTTTCTCGGTAGCCTCGGCTGCAAGCGAAGTCTCCTCTGGTTTTAGCGGCCTCTGGGACGTGTTATTCGGCTCACTCGCAGGCGCTCTTTCTCGGACAAACGGGAACAGTGACACTAACGCTCCATACTTTGAGATTATGCTACAGGCAGGCGAGGTTTCTTATGTCAGTTCTCTTGGTGACGGGGGTCCTCGCATCACTGGGTCACATTATGCAAGCGTCAATGCCGCTGTTGCAGCTGCCCAGGCCGCTGGCGCTTGGGGGCCATGGTCGGTAGGACAAACTCTCGCCGGGTGACATTAGCTCTTAAAATTCACACCTCTAATTGTATGGAAACTCGTTCACATGGGCTGTTTGCCATGGTGGCCTGGATAGCGGGGCTGCTCCAGTTCTTAGCAGCCCACTACAATATGGTCCTGAGCGTCGCCTGCGGGTTGGGCGCGCTCGTGGCGTCAATCGTCTCTATCTACGTCGGCCTTCTCAAGGCCAAAAAGCTCAGGTTCGAGATTTCCCAGGAAAACAAATCATGAAGAAGTCCCTATCCCTACTCACGACCGCAGCGCTTGCGGTCTCACTTTCAACCGGCTGCGCCGTTATGAGCCATGTTCCGGGGCTGAACCTCATTTACTCCGGCCCGACCACGAAGAACACGAAGGTGGTCGACAAGGCGCAGGCGAAGACCGACCAGAAGCAGGCGCAACTGGAAGCCTATCAAAAAGAGCTGTCCACCCGCGTCTCTTCGCTTGAGTCGAACAAAGTTTTGCAGGGCTCAGCGTTTGTCTACGGCACCGGCAAAGCGCTGGACCGTGTTTCGTCTAAGGAACCGGCGGTCTCTCTTGCTAAGGACCTTAATGACGTAGCTGCCCAGGCGCTCCCAAAGCCTACCACGGCTGACACACAGAAGCTCGACAGGGTTGTTGATGACAGCCTGAGCACCAACAAGGTCACTCAGGCCACCGGAGGTAAGGAGCTGGATGCGCTTCGGGACCGGCTGTCCGGGACGGAGCAGGCGTTGACGAAACTCAACGCACAGTTCGAGGCCAGGATTGCTAAGACGGAGAAGGAACGAGATGCCGCCCTGGATAAGGAGAGGGCGCGCTCCGATGCCGCTGCAGTAAAGGCCAACCAGTTTGACGAAGCGAACAGTCTAGTAGGCAGCGCTAAGCTTTTTGTTCGCAACGCCTGGAAGCTGCTCGTTCTTGTAGGTGTCCTGTCGTTAATCGGGCTTGGAATTTGGAAGGGCGGAAAGCTGGCCGCTGCAGTCTACTGCCCGCCGGTCGCCCTTGGTATGAACGTCGTCGGAGGGCTCGCGACTAAGGAAGTGACTAAGGGGTTTGCTCAGCTGGTTAAGGGTGGCGAGGTCTTCAAGGACTTGCTGTCAAAGAGCCAGCTCACCACTGAGGTGAAGACTGCTGTGGAGCACCTATTCGCGCAGGCGCACACCTCCTCACAGGACGATAACATCCAGACTGCAGTGAAGACACTCACTGCCATCAAGTAAATTTATGGGAGCAGGAGTAGGATACATTCTAGGCAACAACAATCCGGTGAGTCCGTGCACTCAGTGCACGCCTAACACGCCGGACTCCGAGTCACTCGCGAGCGCTGTTGGAAACTTCATCTATCATTTTTTCGGCAGCCTAACAAAGACCGTCGACTCGACCGGCAACATTATCTGGGCTCTCCCCTGCGACCTTACGACCGGCATCGCGGGCAACCCGCGCATCACTGGCGAGGGTCTAGCATGCTACTTCAAGCGACTACTCGAAGAGGGAGTCGTTGGTAAAAACGGCCAGAACGCTTTCGCGAGCACTCTGTTCGGCGTTACGCAGCCTGCGGTCGGTGCCACGGTAGACGTGCTTGTCTCCGATGTAGCCCCCTTTGCAGTCAACCAGTATGTCTGGCTCGAAGTCGGAGGTTTCTACACGGTCCAGTCTATCACTGGAAATACAGCGACCCTGCTCAACTTGATTGGTCCCCCGGCTAACCTCGGCGCAGGCGGCTCCATACCAGGAAACGTCAGGATTTTTCCGTCTGGCCCCGCTGCAGTTCCTGGCCCGAAAGGCGACAAGGGTGATGCTGGCACACCTGCAGTAAATGCGTTTGCTTACATCGCCTATGCAGATGACAACGCGGGCACGAATTTCCATCTGAATTCGCCTGTGTCGACCAGCAAGTATTTCGCGCTCAAGCTGACGACTGTAGCCATTTCGAGTCCGGCCTCTACAGACTTCACAGGTTTGTGGACTCGATACCAGGGTGCTGACGGAGCAACAGGCCCGGCCGGAGCAGCGATTCCTCAGACCTGGGAATTTTTGAAGCCCGGCACTCATAAGTGGGTATGCCCTACCGGAGTCACTCAACTGCGCACCAGAGTCTATGGAGCGGGTGGCGGTGGAGGTGGTGGTGCCTCGACAGCGCACGGAAGCGGCAACGGGTATGGCGGTGGTGGTGGAGAATATTCTCAAGGTGTTGTTCCCGTCTCAGCGGGCACTACCTACAGCATCTTAGTCGGCGCGGGTGGCGCTGGCGGCACTGGTGGCGACTCAACCGCGAATGGAGGAGACGGCGCGGATTCCAAGATTTATAGCAGCGTCACGACATTTCTCATCGCGAGGGGCGGCAAGGGAGGAACTGCAGCTGTTGCTTCGAGCCCTGCCGTTGGAGTTGGAGGCACAGGTGGCAGCGGTTCAGTGGTTCCCGAGGTTCCGAACCAGCCCGGCACTTCCGGTGGCTGCGGAACCTCTGATGTCACGCTGGGCGGCCATAGCGGTCGCATGGGGGCTGGCGGCCTTGGGGGCGCAGGGGGAGAGAGCCCTGGCGGTGGCGGTGGTGCTGGTCTGGGAGACGCTGGCGGCCCCGGAGCTGCAGGTGGCGTTGGCGCGGATGGTGCAATTCAGATTGAAGTCATCGCGTGAGTGACACCCCCCTATCACAGGGAGACAGCGGAAGCACAGAGAATGGTCTCTGGTGCGGCCCTCCCGATTTAGGTCCCATTGTCAAAGTCCCTCAGCCGACTTTTTCAACGACCAGTTCCACACCCTCTGAGTCGGGTGTTGCTGGTGTCGTGCTGACTGGAGTGTTTGACCGTGGCTCGGCACCCGGACCCGACTGGTCACATACCGCTAGGAGTTTTTATCAGCCTGTGATTTTGCATGACTTGGGGGCGTTGCTTCCGGGTCACAGCGTCACCGATGCAGGAGGATTTATCGGTAGTGATGGTGTAAACTTCGACCTGACGGCAGGCATAATAGCGGCTAACTCTTGGGAGTTCACATGCAACATAGGTGGCGACGTGCGGTTTCTTTACACTGGCCCGGCCGTTAACTGCAGGCTCACCTTGACGGTCTATGTGACAGGGACATCCGTTACTGACCCATCACAGGGGAATGGGGTTTATAACGAAGTAGCTCTAAACCAGGATGGAGTTGCGAAGGTGCAGGTAGGAGGTGCAGCCCTTGACCACATCACTCCAGGCACCACCGTTTATAACTTTAGTCTGGCCGCAGGGGTGAACTCAGTGATTCAAGTTGTTTTGCAGAACGCTGCCAGTGGTCCTGTCGGAAGCATTCGCATGGTAGGGACGTTCGACAATGTCTGGTAAAGCTTATGACCCACATTAGTGCAAAAGGTTTGGTCGAAGCCACGGTGTTTGGGAGGGATGGCAGCGTTCGAGTCCAATCAAGAACCCAGAAGAACTTGATTCTGGCACAGGGTCTTGTCGGCATCGGAATTCGCAGCTGGGCGAAATCGTTTGAACATTGCGCCATTGGAAGCTCGAACTCTTCGAGCACTATTTCACAAGTGATGCTCGGGGCAGAGTTTGACAGAACCTCGGCCTATGTGACTTCAACGGGTGCCTGCGGTTCCTCCACCTCCAGCAATCAGGTGACTATGTGGAGAACCTTTCTGTTCTCAACTCACACGGGCGCACCGGTCACACTGGGCGAAGTGGGGCTCTCGTGGAGCTCGCAGCCGAATGCAGCAAACCTGTTTAGCCGACTTTCTACCACAGAGCTTTTTGACGGGGCCACGGTCCAAATTTCTGAGGGTGAGCGGGTCCAGATTAAATACACCCTTGTGCTTACTCTCTCGCCAGCGGGGGCGAGTGGTTCTTCCACGACACTGGGCATTACTAACCTTTCGCCCAACACCGCAACCCACAACTGGCAGTCAGCTTGCCTGGATGGAGTCAGCGGCACGGGCGGCACGGCTCCTAACTTGGCCCTCGGGGGCGTAGACTCCTGCATGGAGCCCTCCGTGGCCTCGAAGGCCTTCCTCTCTTCATCTACTGCATTAGCCGCCTTCGCCTCCGATGTCGACCGCAGAACCACCAGCTATTTTAAGCCAGTCACCTCGGGGTTGGCTACGCTGCAGGAGGATGGCTCAGTAAAACTGGAAAAGACGGTCGTTATCGGGTCAGGCGAGTGCACCGGGCAGGTGGTCGCAGCTATCGGGCTGACTTCACCCAACTTCCCCGGACTTTTCAGCGGCTATGTGGCTGTTTTGGACTCCTCTGTGACCATGACTAGCAGCAACAGCCTCATTTTGACCTTTGCCCAGTCCTGGGGCCGGGCGTGAGGTGACATCAGGCCTCCGGCCGAATCATCTTAGGGGAGGAAGAAATTACTATTTATGGAAGCCATCGACCTCGGAATTAAGTCACCTTCGCCGGAAGTTGCCAGCCCTGCTGGGAAGCCGGAGGACTCTGTTCATTATCCCTCGCTGTATATCGACAGCGACTCACCGCTGCCGCAGCTCCCGGAGACGGGCACCATGACCATAGCGTTTAAACGTGGTAGCCGGAGCATGAATGAGAGCGCTGAGGGCGAGCAGCGCCACTCCGTGGTGATTGAAGTCACTCAGATTCTGGACGTCGAGGGCGGCGAGGCGGAAGAGGGCGACCAGGAAGCCAATGATGAAGACCGTGATGCCCAGCTCGACAAGTATGCCGCCGACGAAGTGAAGGGCAAAGCGGCCGGTGCCGGTTCGAGCAACGACAACGTGAACGACTAATGGTCCCCGTTACGGAAATTTGGGAGGAGGTTCAGCAAATCACCGGCAACAGCCGGGACGATTTCAACTACCGTCGTCTGACCGACTCGGTGGAGCTGCTGGCGAACAAAGGCGATTTCGACCCGCTCGACGGATACCTGGACATCTGCGTCCAGGACATGATTGTCACGCTCCCTCCCGAGGTTGAAACCATCCGCGCCTTGAACATGGCGGGCAATCCTGCAGTCGCTCGCGATGGGCTTTTTAAGTTCCACCTTAACGGCCCAGGCCAGTTCGGCCCGACGCTCGAATGGGAGTGGGTCGACCTGGGCGTCTACCCGACCTATTGGGACATCCAGGTGCCGAAGCAACTCATCGCCACCTGCCAGGACTCTCGGGACACCAACTGCGATTTTTGGGTCTACGGTTTTGATGATAAACGGAATGTCATCCGCACCGAAACGACTCCTGGGAACTGGGTCGACGGTTACAAGATTCCTGTGTTCACCACCCAGCAAGCTTTGCCCCCGAACGCTCCGACCTTTGGTCGAATTACTCGCGTGCGCAAGGCTAAGACCAACGGGCCGGTCGAGCTGCAAACCCTGGACGGGGTGAAGCTCGGCGTCTATCAGCCGAACGAGACTGAGCCACGGCTGCGGAGAATCCGGTTGTCCCAAAAAGTCGACTGGGTGCGAATCTCTTTTCGTCGCAAGGTTTTTAAGGTGCAGTCGCAGTATGACCTCCTGCCGGTGAACAACTCGCAGGCGGTGCTCATGATGCTGCGGGCGATTCAGCTTTACCCGAAGGACCCCGGCACTGCCGAAGCTCTCGAAGCCACTGCGGTTCGCTGGGCCACTGAAGAGCAACGCACCAGCAACGCACCAGTCGCTCAGCCGTTCGAGGTTCAAGGCATCAACGGTTTGGTTGACCAGGACGACTACGTTGACTAAATGGACGTTCCTCCCCTCATCGACGGAGACCTCAGGTTCTCGCAAGGTGGGAATTCCTACACGGACCCCATCGCACTTGCGCCGGAGTCTTTCGTCTTCGGTTTGAATGCCCTTGCCCGTGGTGGCGTCTTCCAGGCGCGCCCTGGGTTTGACTGCGAAGCGAAACTGCCGGACGGAAAGCTGCAGGGGCTAACGACTTTTTACCCCCAGAGCGGGCTGCCTCAAACGGTCGCTGCGGTCGACGGTCAGATTTATGTTTCTGATTACCCCTATAAGGAATACGTGGCGGTCCCTGGAGTAAAGATGTCCGCGAATGCGGAACAGGTCTTCATGGAGCAGGCTACAAAGACCGTGCAGCGCAACGCGGACAGCTCTCTCAGCTTCATCGACCCGATTTCTTTGCTGATGCTGCAGGATGGGTTGAGCCCTTGCTCATACTACGATGGGCATCAGGTGCAGATTGTCACTGGCCCATGGGGGACTCCGATGGGGACTCACATGAAGTGGGCAGGCGGTCGTCTCTGGGTGGCTCGCCGGAACATTGTCTTCCCTGGCGACATCGCTGACCCGACTTGCTTCTTCGAGATGCAATACAACCAGCTCGGGGGTCTCACGTATTACATCATGCCTGAGCAGGTAACAGGCTTTGCCCTTACGCCCGGCACTCAGATTCCGCAGCTCCTCTGCTTCACGCAGCAGACGACCAGCACCTTCCGTTGCGACATTCGCGACCGGTCTATCTGGCCCCAGATGGAGAATTTTCAACGGCTAATTTTTCCCGGACTTGGTTGCGTTTCTGAGCGCTCGTTAACTGTCGGCGCGGGCATGCTCTGGTGGTATTCCAACTACGGTTGGACTTCACTCGACACTGCAGCGGCGACGATGGTCAGCACGAAGATTCGTTACGCAGACAACGAGATGCTTCGCAGCAAAAGCCAGCTCGGCGCGAACCTGTCGAAGATTGCTTCTACTTCATTCGATAACCTGCTCTTGGTGTCGGTGCCGAACGCGAGCACACTCAACCGGCACACCTGGGTTCTCGACTTGGCGGCGATGGACCTTACGAACTCGGAGTTTCCTATCTCCTGGGCGGCCATTTGGACAGGAGTGCAGCCGGTGCAATGGACTAAGGTAGTCATCAACGGCAAGCAGTCCCTCTATTGTGCTTCAGTCGACCAGGACGGGCACAACCGAGTCTACAAGGCCTTCAATCCGAATAAGCGGGACAACGGTGTCGACTTCCCCTGGAGGTTTGAGTCTCGCGCCTACTCGCTCGGCAACGTGAGCCTGAAGAATTTCCGTTACCTCGAATACGCACTGTCGGAACTCGCGGGGCAGGCCGACTTAAAATTCAGCTGGGCTGGAGTAAGCCGTGGACCGTGGAAGCCTTTTGCTACCGTCTCGTTCAAAGCTCGCGAGGGGAACATCGACGCGCAGACCGAGTTCACAGCGGACACATACCTCTACGGATTAAAGAAGCAGTCCCGGAATGCCCGCACAGAAGACTTGGCCTTTGCGAAGGCCGACTCGCTGGCCTCTGCTGGCGTCGAAGGACCCATCTATTCAATCGAGATGAATCGCGAGCAGATTGACAAGGCCTTTCAGATTTGTATCGAGGGCTCCGGCCCCTGCGCTATCAGAGCGCTGAGACTTTTTGCGGACCCCGTCCAAGACCCTTCGACCGGTCAGGTGGCGAAGCCCGAGGATGATAACCATTTCGTCCGGTTCGACGGCGCTGCGGCCGACAATGAGCTCGCGCTGCAGGTGGCACCAGACGGCTGGACTTCGATTCAGACGGCGCAGGCCACCTACAAGAATTGGGTAGGCACCGGCACTGCCACAATCAATTCACCAATTTCACAGGCTGATGCCGACAAGCGTGCGTTGCAAATCGCGCAGGCCAAGGCGCAGCTGATGCTGGAGGACGTCTACAATGGATAACCCTGCTCAAGTCCTGGAGACGCGGGACATCGGAGACTATGACTACGCAGTTCCAGTGATTGAACTGCCTTAAGGAAAATTTATGGCAAATCCACAAATCGTAATGAGCGCGCCCTTGCCGACGACCTTTCGCGGCAAGCCGCAGGACTTCTTCGAGGCAATCATCGCCCGCTTGCAGCTGCTCGGGCTGCCGACCGGCTTTAACACGGACAGCACGATGCCGACGTCCAACCAGGGGCCATGGTTGAAGGGCGGCAAAGAAATCTGGGTGTGGGACGAGACAGCTACGCCTCCGACCTACGTGCCCCAGTCGCTCAGCTTTTTGAACCAACAGGTTTTTGTTGGTGATAATGCACCAGACCCGACCGTCTACCAGCTCTGGCTGAAGACCAGCGGCAGCACTTTGGTCTCTTGGAATTTTTACTTTGGGGACATTATCGGCTGGGTGGGCTTTCCTTCTGTGTTGGCCAACGGGGTCATCACTCACGAGATGCTCCAGGACAATTGCGTGTATCGGAACAACATTGCGCCCGGCGAAGTCACCATCGACAAGCTGCAGGCCAATCTCCCGCTTAGTAAGTTTGTTCTTGGGCAGGCCAATCAGGTGATTCGAATGTCCACTGACGGGACCGTTCTCAGTTACGGGCCGGTCGATGTCAATTCCGGGAACCTCTCGCCGACCATCGGTGCCTGGACCACCTGGGCTCACACCCTAGGCGTTGTCCCCGCTCGAATCAGGGTTGTGATGGTGTGCACCACGGCCGTGAACGGGTGGGCCGTGGGGGCAGAATACGAAGTGCCCCGGTATCAGGGCTCTGGGACCAGCGTGGTGTTCAACGTCGGCGCGGACGCAACGAATGTCTACCTGTGGTTGAGCGTGGCACCGGCTTACGACACAAACCCCACTTCCGGCGTCGTGTCCACAGGGACCTACGACACAGCCCACTGGAAAATGAAGATTTATGCGGGCGTGTAAGGGTGACGTCGGCCGTCGCCGGTCACACCTTAGATAAAGGATGGTCAATATCCCTGAAAAGCTGTTTTGGCGTAACTACGAGGCTCCTCGGCCAGTCGAAAAGGAGCTTTGGGACCTCGTTGCCAAGGCGCATGACCGCTCGGCGCACCGGGGGAACGTCAGCTCGGTGATGGTTGAAGCCTGCGCTCAGGCCGCTGGAGACTACACCAAGGCGATTGCTGGCGCTCTGGCGACCCTGGGCAAAAAGCACGCGCCCCTCGTGCAGACTATGGCGCTTTTGAACGCCCCCGACCCGGCCGAAGAGGCCAGGGTGCTCCTGTCTAACGGCGGCACGGTTCCCGGCTGGGGCAACTCTTTTCACAAGGGCGTGCCAGACCCGGAGTGGAGGGAAGTGGCCAGCTTCATTCATAAGAATTTCCCATTCTTGAGTGAAAAAATCCAAGCCGTGGAAACTGTGCTCTGGGCCAACGGTCGGATGATTTACCCCAACCCCTCGACCTACACGGCCGCGCTCGCGATTGTCCTAGGCATGCCGGACGACCTTGCGCCGTCCCTGTTTGTGACTATGCGTTTAAACGCTTGGTCTGAAATATTCTGGAGGAGCTTCAGCCGTGGTTGACCGATTCATCATCACCGGTCTGCCCAGGAGCCGCACGAGCTGGCTTGCGAACCTGTTCACTTACGGTAGCAGCCTCTGCATGCATGATGGGCTTACGCACGGTAAGGACTTTTTTAATTGGCTGGAGCTGATGCGTGTGTCAGACCCGAGAATTAGGCACATGGGCAATTCCGATTCTGGAATTCCGCTCGCGTTTGAGGCGGCCCCGGAGGACGTCAAGGTGGTTGTTGTGCAGCGAAACTGGATGGACTGCATGGTCAGTTTCAGAAAGTATTTCTCGCAACACCCCTACACGCACCTGGGCATGGTGAACGCCGATGTCGAAGGACCGGCGATTCAGGCAATCTTTCAGAACGCTCGTGAGAAGCTGACGAGCTTCATGGACACAGTGAAGCCAGGGCTGCTCAAAGTGGTGGACTTTGCGGACCTGAACGACCCGGACGCGGTCGAGAGCATGTGGAATTTTTTAGTGCCGGACGAACCTTTCTCTTGGGCTCGGTGGCAAATTTTGGACAAGCTGCGGGTTAACCCAGCTTCTGAAAAAGTGAGGATGAGCTAATATGGGTTTCTTGATTGCAGGAGCGGTTGTTGGTCTCGGGACGGCGATTGGCAGTGCCGTCATCCAGAACCAAGCTGAAAACTCGGCGATTGGCGCGCAGAAGGACGCTCTGACTCATCTGCAGTCACTCGACGTCAACAAGCTGATGGATACTGCCACCCAGGCAGACATCAACAAGTATAAGACGCAGCTCGACACTCAACAGAAGTATGACCCCGTGTTTGGCACGATGCGGACGCAGGGCGGCCAAAACATTATCGCAGGGCTCAACCAGGATGCGTCCGGCAACACGATTGCTGACAAGTCGCTGGCTACTGCAAACACCAGCGCAGCCAGCGACTCTGCGGCGAACCAGCCGGTCATTGATGCTCTAATCGCTCAAGCAAAATCGGATTTAGCGAGCGGTGCCACCCTCTCCCCCGCGTTTCAACAGGAACTCATCCGCTCCGGTCTCGAAAAAGCTGGCCAGAGTGGTGAAGCCCTGAGTGGCTCCGGTGCGGCCGGTGCAAGCACTCGCACGCTGCTGGGTTCGCAGGGCATCGCTTTACAGCAGGCGCGCACCGCTGAAGCGAAGAGCAACATGAGCACTGCAGCTGCGTTGCAGGGCCAGCGGCAGAGCGCGCTCGAACAGCTTGCGACTTTGGACAACAACTTGCGCGGAGCTAAAATGCAGCGGGGTGCCACGGCAGCCCAGATTGGTTCTTCCTCGATTCCCAGCATTGGCTTGAGCGGTTCAGACGCGGTGAACATGAACATCGCGAACACTAATCAGGCTAACAACATCACCTTAACGAGAGGTGCTCTCGATGCGCAGAAGGCTTTGGCCAACGGCCAGATGTGGTCCTCGATTTTAAGCAGCTCTGGCAGCGCTGTCTCTGGCGTCCTAGGCGGCATGGGTGGCGGCGGTGGTGGGATTGGCGGCCTGATGGGCGGTGGCGGTGGTGGCGGCAGCTCGATTGGTGGTGGGAACATGTCCTCTATGTATGGCGGTGCCGGGTCAGCACTGATGGGGCTTCTCGGAGGTGGGAGTTCAGCACCCGCCTACAATCCAAACCTTAGTGCCGACGCAAACCGTTCGAACAATGCCTTGTTCGGTTTAGGAGCCAGATAATTTTATGCCAGGACCTTTTGACAACTCACCGGTAATCAGCCCGAACGCTCTCGCGGCCGGGTCACCTCAGCCTGCTATCTATCAGGCTCAACTGACTCCCGCTCTCGCCGCGCTCGAAGACGCCTGGAGGCAGGGCATCATTAAAATTGATGACATGCAGAAGGCAGGCATCGCGCCAAAGATTTACGCTGCCAAGGGTGCGGAGGCTGACCTCGCTCGCCAGCAGGCTGTCGCCGACCAGGGGTTAGTCCAACCGAGGGCAGGGCTTGCCAGGGCCAAGATTGGCGCTGACCTACAGGTTTTACCCTCCAGCACTGCAGCAGGCATCGCGCAGAACGATGCTGTTGTGCAGACCGCGAAACCGATTGCGGACCTTACGGTCGCGAAGGCAAACGCAGGAGTCGCTGAAATGCCTAGCGCCACTACTGCGGCGATTGCTCAGAACCAAGCGACTGCGACCACCGCTCCATCCCAGGCAGCCGCGACGAAGGCCGAGTCTGATTTTACGACCAAGCTGTATACCGACCCTGACTACCAGAAGCTGCTTTTTCAGTCGAAGATGTTCAGCACTCCTGCGTGGCAGGCTGCTAAAGAGGCTGCGGACAAGACCGGAAGATATGATGTCCTGGCTAAGGGTATGCATGAAGGTAAAGACGCCGCTACTGTTTTGAATGACATCAGCACTCAGCCCATGCGGCCGACTCGTGAGGAGGCGCTCGCAGGAGCCAACAATCTACCAGCCCTGCAGAGCGGCTTGGGGCTTATCCAAAAGGCCAGAGAGGTTGTCAAGACTCCCGGAATTGTTGGCGAGGGCTTGGGCGAGGCGAACATAATTTCGCAGTATGGGACGCACGTCAAAGCTGCGGCCGGTAGTGCTTACTCGAAGGGTGTGGACGACGCCAGGACAACTTTGCAGATGACGCTCGCGCAAGGGATTTTATCTGCCATCCGTTCGCTTGCTGGCTCTGGGGCTGGCCGGGTGATGCAGTCCGAAATTCAAAAGATGGGCGACACAATGCCGCCCCTCGACCGCAGCCCGAAAGTCTGGAATGACTGGCTCGACGAGCGAGAGAACCTGCTCAAGCGAGCAATCATCATCAACCAGAAGATGTCTGAAGAAGCCGGTTTTTCTGCTACCCCTGGGACTGCACCGGCTGCTGCTCCGGCGGCCAGCGGGAAACCGAGGACGCTCGTGAAATCGCAGGCAGATTATGATGCGCTGCCGAGCGGGACCCCGGTGATTGACGCTGCTGGTAATACAGGCACTAAGCCCTAACGGACGAGAAACCAACCGAGGATGAATCCAAGGATGCCTTCGTTCTTTTTGACGAAGCCAGGACCTTTGGGCTCGGGCGCGGCAGGTGTTGAGGCAGGGACGCGAACCTTGGACACCTCTCCGTTTTTGACCACGCATTTGGTGACGGAGGTAGGCTTGGTTACTGGCCCGTGGTAAAAGCCGCCCTTAGGAGAAACCGAGGATTCGCTTAGGTCAACAGTCATGACAGAACTATTAGCAGGTTCTGGGCCAAGGTCAAATTCTTTTAAGCTAAGGTGACAATCGCCGCCCCATTCAACACCTCAAGTATTGAATGGGTAACACTGCATTTGAACTTCCGGCCGAGGCTAGGGCGACCGCCCCGGCACCTGACTCTGACTTTCAGCTTCCCCAGGATGCGCGTTTAAACGCTCAGTCCCAGCCGTTTGTCCTCCCAGGAGAGGCTAAGCAGACTGACGACGCCCTCTCTAACATCGACTCCAAGACTGCCCAGCAGCTCGCGGACGACAACTCTTTCAATGGTCCGGCCCTCTACGCAGGGCTCAAAAACCCAAACAAGGTCTTGTCGCCTGAGCAGGTCGACAAGCTCGTCCAGGTGCACGACATCCAGCACAACAAGTCGATGTCCCTGGGCCAAGTGGCCGGTGCGGTTTGGAACACAATTACCAGCATTCCTTCACTGGCCGGAGACGTCGGCAAGCTCGCGGGCGAAGTCTCTCTGGCACTCCCGACTCGCCAAGAGCTGCTGGCAGGCTCAAAGGTTTTCAAACCCGATGCTTCGGACGCTAATGAACAGTATCAAGCCGACGCGGCTAGGGCGGCACTCGTCTCCGGGTTAGAGCACGGGACCACCAAGACAGCAAACCTTGTCACTGGCATTGGTGACAGCCTCAATGAGGCCCAAACCAAAGCTGAGGCTTGGTTCTCCAAGCTAATCGGAGCCAAGCCCCCGGAGGCTGCGAAAGACCCGAAGACTCGATTTTTTGACGCGGCTGCCCGCGTTGACCAGCAAAATAAAATCGCCCAGGGCGAGGGACCTGTTGCGGAATTCATGGGGACGGATGCCGCTTCGGTGGCGAAGAAGGGCATCGAGATAGACCCCGAGCTGGTCCAGAGCCTTTCCAACATTGAAGACCCAATGATGTGGGCCGGGTCTCTCTCCGGCTTGTCGGCAACCAAGGTCGCTGGTGGGTTCAATGTTTTGAACAAGGCTGGACAAGTGGTCGCCAAGTCGGTCACTCGCCAAGCCGCTGACGCTTTCATTGCAAAAACTACTTCTGTAGTTAAGACCGTCGCGGACTCGACGGCGAAGGCTGCCGAGAAGGTGGACATGCTGAAGACAGGCGTGCTGGGTATGGGCGTGGGAGCGCTTTCTAAGTCCGCTCCTGCAGTCGCTGCGACGCTCGCGGCTCCCGCAGTAGTGAAGAATGCTGCGAAAGCAGTAAGCAAAGTTGCCGGTGCAATCGGCAACGAGAATTTTTATGGGCCGCTACTCGACGCTGCGTCGACCGCTGGCAAAGGCGCTCTTCATGCAGCGCCGATTGGTGCAGTGCTCTCGCAGGGCGGCGACACTGCCCAGGAGCGCGCAGACATCCTCGGTTCCACGATGGGCTTCGGTGCCGCTGGTGCTTTGGCTGGTGAGGGCTGGAATGCGAGCAAGCAGGCAACTTTTCGAGCAGCCCAGCATGTGGTCGCAGCGCACTTCGAGCCCGGCAGCTTGTCCCCTGTTTCAGATTTCAAACTCGACACAAACCCTACGCTCGAAGCGGAGCACCAGCAGTCTCTCGACACTCTGAAGCAGACTGACCCCTACGACGCAAACCTGCTCAACCGGGCGCGTGCAGCAATGGCCGCCAATGGCCAGGAGGCCTACCTAGTTTCTCCTGACTTTGCAAAGACGATTGGCCTTGAAGGCAAAGAGGGTGCATTCCCGGTAAAGATTGATGGTCAGCCAACGCTGGTGTGGGTGCTGAACGGCGACAGTGTAAAATCTCTTACCCATGAGCCAGGACACTTCATCGACAAATTCATCGCGACACCGGAGGAGCGTGCAGCGATTGACAAAACCACTGCAGGGTTCCAGGACCAGTTCAACCAGCATTACCTCAGTCAGGGTGGCCTAACAGACGCGCAGCGCGCAGCGATGACTCCCGAGAGTCTTCAAGCCGAGCTTCGGGCCGAAGTTTTCAGCGGGCTGCTCGACACAGCAGATTTCAAAAATGTTCCCCCTGGTCTGAAGAAAACCGCCATTGGTGTGCTGGCGAGGACTGCGGAACGCCTCGGACTTTACAAAGGTGGCGTAGCAGAGCCCGGCGCTGCAAACAATGTTACTCGCTTTGGGACTAAGCAGTCACCGCTCGCTGCTCACGTCGGACAGAAGGTTATAGACCGGTGGCTGAGTGACCCGGAAGTCAACAAGGCGCTTAACGGTCTCCAAGGCTCGATTACTCCTGAAGCGCTGGACTCGATGGCTGCGCCTGAGCAACCAACTGCTCAGGCTGCGGAGCCCGCTGCTCCGGGACTTGCCACCGCACCTCCGGCCGAGTTGCTTGAGCCGACCGTTAAGCCCGGTGGCGCAGAGCCTGGAGCGCCTCTTGGGTTAGCGACAGTTCCTCCGGCCGAACTGCAGGTTCAAGACAAGGCGATGTTTGGTAACCGGCCGCAAGCAGAGCCAGCTTTTACTCTGCCAGAAGAAGCCACGGCGAGTGTTCCTCCTCAGGAAGAAACTCCTGCCGCGCCAGCAGCTCCGACAGTCACTGCAGCAGAGGCGAACGCCTCAGTGCCTAACCTGCGTGGCAAAGGTGAAGCCGATTACAAGAAATTTCAAGGGGAGTCTCGTGCTCCGGCTAATGCTCGTGTGCGGGAAGTTCAAGCTGCTGTCGAAGCGAGCAAAACTCTCGCGCCGGAACAGAAGCAAGCAGTGCAGACGTTGCTCTCGAATTTGCGCACTCCGCACGACGTTGTCTACAACGCGGCGAAGAACGAAGCCGGTTCAATGGACAGAGCCCCGCGTCGAGCAGACGTCGAGGCTGCCAGGAATAATCCTGAGCTGCGCGACTTGGCCAGCAAGCTTGCGTCAATTCCTCTGGATGCCCGCACGCTGAAGAACGGCGACGTGCAGCTGCAGTTTTGGTCTGGCGACAAGGTGCTCTCCAATTATGAGACGCTCGCGAACGACCCCAAGGCTGCGCCTTTAATCCCCTACAAGAACTCGGCCGAGCTGGCTGCTGACCTGAAAGCATACACCGAGAACCAGGACAACGGTTACCGGGGCGACGGCGAGAAGCTCAACCGGCCCGCTAACCCTCAGGGCTTCATTCCCGACGAGAACCCCGACTACACGCCAGTAAAGCTCAGCAAAGAGAAGACGAATTTTTTGAACCTCCTGATGGGTGAAGACCCACCGGAGACTGCGCGAGCGAATAAAGGCACGGTGCCAATCCAAGTGCGTGCGAAGCAAATCGCCAGCATGAACGACCGGGCTGGCATCGAGGTCAAGCCCAAGAAAACTTACAAGGATTACCCGAACGTCAACATTAGTGACTACAACCCGCTGCGCGTTGAAATGCAGGAGGCAGGCGTCGACACCTCGAAGCTGACTGAGGCGCACGAGTGGGTCAACGCGAAGGAGATTAAATCAGCTACGCCTCGGCCGGACATCAAACTTTCGCCCACTGCTACCGACGTCACGGCCGCAGGGTTCATGCCCAAGCGGGAGGAGCGCCAAGAGAGGCTCTTCGACACTGGGCCTGAGGTGAAACCAAAACGCAAAGCTTTCTCGGACATGACCGACTCTGAGCAGGAAGCTGCGTATGAGGAGGCAGAGAAGTATTTCGCAATCGGCCATGGTGTGCGGGATGGCGAGGAAGGCGAGGTAAATAAGCATGACCGCACTTGGATTTATAACCAGTATTCCCGCAGCATTGAGGCAGTAGGAGCCGACAAAACTCACGGCATGGCCTTCAGTCACGAAGTTGCAGACAAGACCTTCAAAGGGCGATACGACTTCGAGAAAAATCAGGTGTCAGTAGCCTTCCCGGCCAGGGTAAGAGACCGCCTTGACCATGAGCCCACCGTAGATGACATCCCCACAGGAGTCTACAACGCAATCCGACATGAGTTTGGCGATAACGTCAAAATGGTCGCGTTTATGCCGGGCCGTGGTGAAGCCCCCGCTTCGGCCCGAGACAACCCCCGCATGGGGCTGAGTGACGAAGACGCTCGTAGGATTGTCCACTCCACGCTCGAAAATGGTGGTGCAACTTTCGACCCACGCACCGGCAAGTTTGCCGGAGCCGACGAGGACTCCTACGTGGTTTCGATTTACCCGGAGCGCACCAAGATTGTCCACGGTGACCCGACAAAGGAGCAGCTGGCTGACTTTTTAAAGGCCAACAGCGATTTGCTGAAGCAGCCGGGCAACTCACTCGGCACTTGGCGCAACGATGGTAAGACCTATGTCGACGTCGTCGTCAGCACGGCCGACCGCAAACTCGCCGAGGCGTTGGGACAGCGATACAACCAGAAAGCAATCTGGGACGCTCGCAAAGGTGAAGAGATTCCGACCGGCGGCACAGGCGAGCCAGTGAAGAGTAAAATCCCGGAGCACGCTCGACTCTCCCAGGCGCAGGACGAACTCAGCGGCATTGCCTTCATGCCGAGCAAAGAGCCGCGTGCGGTTAAGACCGCAGCTATCCGCGACGAGGAGACCGGCAAAGTTTACGAAGGCTCGATGCACGCCTTTGCGACGCTCGAAGCGCTCGCTGACAAGAAGGGCCTCAAGCCCGACGAGATGGGAAACTACCCACAGGAAATTGCGCTCGATGCTTGGAACTCTCACCCGAATTTGACCGAGGGCTTCACTACCAACAGCGGCGAGTTTTTAAACCGCGAGCAGGCTTTCGATAGAGCCCTGGAACTGGGCCAATACCACGCTGGGCCTGAAGAGGACGCCAGCCTGGAGAGCCAGCGGTTTGCTAAGCAGCAGGGTGAAGCGCAACAGTTCATGCCCGCCGAGCAGAAGGAGATGGGCTTCGCAAAGGACGAGACTGATAAAATCAACCCGGAGGAGATTCGTTCCGCAGTCTCTCGCAAGTTTCGACTCGCTGATAAGCTTTCCAAACAAGTCGAGCTTCGGCGAAAGAGCGGGCAACAAGACACCCAGGTTTATCGTGGAGACCTGTTGGAGGCGAGTCACGCGGACGGTTACGCCCAGGAGCTACAAGGTGAGTTGGAGCAGCCTCGGACTGTGGAAGAGCTGCTTAAAAAACACGCTTGGCTCCAAGAGCAAATCGACCGAGCAGAGGCGACAGCGGATACCGGGTCGACGGAATTTGACCGGAGCAACTACTTGTCTCGGGTCGAAAGCCTCCGGGGTCAGCTCTCAGCGGTTGAGCGCCTGATGAGGCGCAAAGCCGGTGACACTGCGCAACAGTTCATGCCAGCGAATAGTGGCATGCCCGACCTGGACAAAGAGGACCCATGGAAGGATACCGATTGGAGCAAGTATGAGGTGAAACCGCAGAAGCCCGCTGGTGAGGTGCCGGTTCGCAGGAGAGCAATCAGCAAAGCGAACCAAGCACACAGCGTAGGCGAGCCAATTAAAGCAGTTCACTTCTCCGGCGCAGGAGAAGGTCTGAAAGAGGTCGACCCCGCGTTCATGAAATTGAACAGCACCGGAGCCTCTTGGGAGCCCAACCCGAAGCGTTCCTTTTTCTACGTCGAGGGCTCTGAGGTCGGCAACGATGTCAAGAAGTTCGGCAACCGAGCTGCCTACTCGGCGACCATCGATGGTAAACGAATTTATGATGCGACCGGCGAGGACCCGCTGGGCTTCTTCAAAGACTGGCCTGCGAAAGCGAACGACAAGGCGATTCAGAAGGCTGGGTTCGATGGCGTGCTGATGAGCGCAGAGAACGGCACGCGCAAAATCGTCATGATGTATCAGAAGACGCCGGTCGACCTAATCGGCACGACCGACGCTGAAGGCAAGCTGCGCCTGGACGAGCGGGTAATGACGCAGTTCATGCCCGCCAAGGGCGTGGACCTGAAGGACTACATCGGCAAGCCGCTCTTCGTGCTCACGACTGACCGCATGGGTGTTGGTCAAATGGAAGTCGGCCCCGTAGGAGCTAAGGAGCCGATGGAGATTGCAGGGCAGGGCGGCCGTGGCTTCATGCACATCTACAAGGATGGCGGCTGGGCCTTCGCTGACCAGGGCGCTGCGAGGCGCTTCCTGACTCGCGTGCGCCAAGTGGCCGGTGATGGCGACTCAGCCATTGCGGCATTGACCGTGCTCGGGGCGAACAACCACATGAATTCTCCCACCGGACTTGTAGCCTACTACCAAGCGCTCAAGGCTGCCGTCGATGCTGGCGCTGTCAGCAAGAGAAAGGCCGATGCTCACATCAAGGAGATTTTTTCTCGCCTGGGCGAAACCAAGTCGAAGCTCGTCACTGATGACAATCTCGCACTCTTCCAAAAAATCAAAACGCTGGGCCAGTTTGGTGACGCCACTCGCAATAAGGAGTTCAACTTCGAGGCGGCAAAGCATTTGATGGAGAGAGCAAACCAGCGCACGCTTCCGATTAACTGGAAGGACGCTCAGAAGCTGGGCATTGACGTGCCGAGCATCGCGAGAGACATCCGTGACCCAGGCCTGCACGATTTACCCACCGGTTCAATCGTCGGCCTGATTGAAATTCCGAAGGACCAGACGCCAGAGAAGACTGACTTCCATTTTTCATACCCGTGGACGGTCGAGGGCAAAGCGATTGGGTTCCTGAACGACGAGCACCACATCTCGAACCTGACGAGCGACCAACGCATTTATCAAGCCCCTGGGCAGGTGGGCGCGCAACCGCTGATGACGGTGATGCCCAAGCTCGACAAGATGGAGCAGCTGTCCCTCCAGTTCATGCCCGCCAAAGGAGCGAAGGCCGAGGAGGTTTCTCTCGCAGATTCTCTCCGGCAAAAGGTCCGCAGGGCTCGCATGATTACCGCAGATGATGCCGTAAAGGCGTTAGGGGCCTATCCAAAATACCTTAACGGCGTTGTCAATTTCCTGGGCGACCGGCGCGAGGTGCTCAAGGAAGGGAAAGTTTCTGCGCGGGACCTCGCCAAGGCGTATGCAATCACGGTTGCCAGCCAGGGCAGCGACTCCATCAGGCTCTCAAAGCTGCAGGAGAGCGTGCCCGGCTTTAATCCTGACAAGTCGTTCCTGAGCGGCGATAAAATCCGGCCGGAGGAAGCGGCAGCTTGGTGGTTGGGCACTGCGGAGGGTAAGAAGGCGCTCGACAACGTCGACGCTGGAAAATACGACGCTAAGGATTGGGAAGGTTTAGCAAAGGTCCGTAAAGCGTTTGGAGACGACCGCATTTTTTACTCTGGCATGCTGATGAAGCCGGGCGAGTCTACTGAGAGACCTATCTATGAGACTGACCCGAGCAGCCGCGCTGTGCTCAGAGATGAGCAGGGTAACCCGACAGCGACCGGCCGCGTGCGCAGGCTCTCCATGAAGGAGGGCGAAGCTTCAATGGCGAACCTTGGCGAAGTGCTGAATAACATCAACGCTGCGAAGGGCGACGGTCCCAAGCTGATGGAAGCAGTCCAGCAGCTGCGCGGCATTGGTCCAGCTAAAGCGCCGTTCATTTCGCACATCCTGGGTTTCGGTGGCGACCTGACGCTTGACGCAGTCGAGATTAATTACTGGCTCACCGGCAAAGGCAACATCAAGCATGTCGCGCCAGCGAAGAAGGCTCTGGTGGATGCTATTAAGCACGAACCCGGTTCGCTGGACATCCTGAAGGACAGAATTGTCAAACGGCTGATGGAGGTTCGCGAGAAGTCGCCGGAGGCCAAGGCAATCCCCGAAGAAGCCTACCTGCACGTTATGCATCATTGGCTCTGGGACAAAGCCAAAGGCAGCGAGACTACTCATGAGGGCGTCTACAAGGCGGCTCAGCAGTTCATGCCAGCGAGAGGCACTGAGGTTTTTTCTCCGGCCGACATCAAGGCGTCCAGGCGCGCCACAGACTGGTCCCAAATCAAAATCGGTCGCAGGGACGACAAGCAGAAAGCCTTGGCCGAATAGTTGGCAGTGTTACGCAAATCAGGTTTTATTTCGGCGAAGTTGGTCAACTATCTTTGCTAGATTTTTTTCGCTGTGGGCTATTCCGTGCTGCAGGTTTTCCCATTGGTCATGGTAAATCGTCATTCCGCAAGCCCCGATGATTGGTGTTCTATCAATGTTGTCTCGGCAGAGAAAATCCGCCCAAGCGTTCGTCCCCAATTCGGCTGGGTGGTCATCAAAATACGCTTGAATTTCGTGGATTAGGCACATCCATTGTATGTCATGCCCGTCTTCTCTTTGTTTTTCCCATTCAACAGCCCCCAATTTGTTGATTTCTCTTCTGCGAATCTCTAGAGCGAGCCTGAACTCGCCAAGGCGCGTGATTACTGACAAGCGGCTGGCTCTATCGTCAAGCTGCTCTTTCAGAGATTCAACCTGTGCTTCAATCGTTTGTTTTTCTCTATCGTAGGCGGTGCGCCGTTCAGCCAGTTCTTTTTTGTGGGAATCGACCAGCAGATGAATCCTCCTAACTGCCCCAATGGCCGAGGCCCCCATCGCCAGATAAGCCAGAGCGGCAAAATAGAAGCGGGGAGACGCCCAGAACAGCGCTAAAAACACGAACGGTATGGACAATGCCCCGCTCATGATTGAAAACCAACCCCCACAAGCCTCTGCGGCGACTCTTGCCCATCTGATGATTGTGGACATGGTCTCAGAGCATCCGAAACCCGCATTGTTTCGGCAACGTGGAAATGACTGAATAGTTGACCTTGCCACCTGCGGCAACACATCTTATAGCATGGGACAAATCTTGAATGACCTTGGTGGCGGCGACGCCCAGAATCCTCTGGCGCAACTCGTGCAGAAGTTCCCCGTCCTTCAAGACCTGACCTCCGGCAAGGTCGACGGTGTCTATGCCCTTAAGGGTTTCCAGCCGCCTCCGGCCATGGCTGAAGCGACCAATCCCCAGGTGGTCGATAGCCTGGGCCTGGGTATCTACCGCCCGCACGACCCCGAGGTCGCAGCTGTGCTGTTCAACCCCAAGAAGATTTCAGTGGCCCAGCTGCAGAAGGCCGACAAGGCTGACGAGCTGGAGAAGGTTCTCAAGCCCATTACCCAATACTTTGACCATACAGCCCCTGCAGCGGCTACCGGGCAAGCGCAGACCGCCCCCATGGCAGCCGTAGGAACTCCGACGACCAACGACGCCAACCCCGCGCCAAACGCTCCCAGCGAGGCTCCTGTGCCTGTCATGCCCCGTTCTACGTTCAGTGCGGACGCCCAGCGGATGGCTGCCCAAATGCGCCTGAAGAACCTTCAGCCGGTGGCCCCCACGGCGGGGCCGGTCGCGGCCGGTGGGCAGATTCTCAACGGAATTCTGAAGCCTGTTGTCTGAGCTGCTAGGTCTTTCCGAGGTTCGCACCGAAAGCTCTTGACGAGAACAGGTCATCCCTCATGCTTCCTGCCAACCCATCCTACGAAAGGACAAACGTGAGCTTTTGGGAAAGGCTGTTGTTTGGAGAGCGCGGGAGACCAATGCGCAGGTTTCAAAGTTATAGTCCTTCCTCCATGGAACGAGCAGCATCCGGCGTAACAAACTCGAAAGTTTGGAAGCGCCTTTCAACAAAGCTTTTGTTTGCCCGCATCGGTCGCTACCCATGGGATGTGGGAGGCGGGCCACGCCATTTTGGGGGCAGCACAGTTATCTTGCAAAATTCGAGCACGGAAGAGGTAATCGCCTATCTGCAGCAACTGCACGTGCTGGAAGAGCTGGAAGTCAAGCGCATCGACTGGAATCCAGGACGAGCCAACTATGGCTATGTCCATTTAGGCGGAGGAACAGATGGTGACCCTCAAAGTGGAAACTCCTACGACACCACTTATCAATTTCTCGGGGTGCTTAAGAAGACTAATGGAAAATTCATGATAGTGCGTTGGAAGCAAACCTACAGAACGCCAGCAGGTTGAGTGATGTTGCTGGACCAAGTCTTCTGTGCTAGCGATTGTGCTAGTTTGACCCCTTTCTACTCCCTCCACGCCCGCTGAGTCAAAACCCACTTTCAGCCCGTATTTACCGAGCTGTCGTTCACTTTTGGAAAGTTCCTGAAAGTTGCTGAAAAGTCTCCTTATGGAATTTTCAGTCCTCTGCTCTACCAACTGAGCTACCCAGCCAGAACCACTGTCGAACCGCTGCGAAATGCGTGTTTCGTTTTTCGAAATAATTCCGAACT